CCAACATTTTATATCTTCAACCACTGCATCATAATCATGAGACGCATCGATGAATACCATATCTAGGTATTCATTTTCAAATAACTTACAAGCGTCTACAGATTTCATTCTTAGAACTTTTAGTGATTGGTTGTGTATCATGTGCCCACACGCTTGAGCGTATGCACTATCCCATACTTCTTTGCTTAGTTCTCTATGATATCCACTCTCAACATGATCGAAATTATCTATTGCCCAGTATTCTTCTATTTGATCACTAGCATTGCTCTTTAATATTCTACTCAATGTTCTGCATTGCCATATACCAACCTCAGCAAATCGTTTATAATTGTTGTCGATGATCATTCTTGCGATTTGATAGGAATGGTGGTTACTATCATATATGTTTAGTTTATCCACTTTTCTTTAATCTCCCGAATATTTTTTTTGAAAGGTTTGTTGCATCATTACAGTTTAATAATTGAGTCCAAAATGCTGTGCTGTGCTCATATTTTCTCCATCGCTCTAATACATTTTTATCTTCTTCATCACTAAATGAACTACCTGGAAAACTTGTATGTTCTAATGTTTCATCATTGTTCTCTAGTTTGAATTTTGATGCTATATTTTTTCTATACTTTTCATCAGTAATCCAATTGTTGAACAGAATTGGTACAAAATTATATTGTAGATGATTTGTATTACCAATGCACTCATTAGCATGCTCATACCACATATCATACAAATATTTAATTTCAAGGAAACCTACTCCGCTTATATACTTGGCATATGGATCATCTTTATATTCTGGATTGTATTCATTCAATGGTGTTCCTGGTAAACAATTTCTATTGTTTATAGATACATAGCTTGCCATCCAGTTCCATATATCTCTGAGAATCAACACATCGAATTTATATTTGCTCTCACCAGCCCAATGTGTTATTGTGTTGGATAACTTTATATCCATATTTTCAAAGCTATAGATTAAGTACTTGTCATATATTTTGTATGCAATTTTCTTTTTCTTTCTATAACTATACCCATCATTACTTACATAGTATTTTTTATGATTAATGTCTCCATTTCTACCAAATCTTGATTTACAGAATATTTGATCTGATGCATCTTTGTATAGACGACAGTTGTTAAAGAAATATACAGGCTCATCAAACATTGATGCAATCCAATTTATTATGGCATGATTGCCTGATCGCTTTAGACCCCATACTCTTATTTCATATATGTTGTTATATTTCAATCCACTCTCCAAAGTTCTTTCTAATTTTTGCCTTTCCCCAATGATGATCCTGGTTGGCTTTGAGATCACCAGCAATCAAATTTGCTATTGATATCAATTTGTTCCGAGCCTCTGTTATCTTCCAATGTCTCTTATAGTTGGTTGATTGATGTTTCTTGTGTCCTTCTACTGCTCTATAATAGTCACCACCAAAGAACATCATCTTGAGTCCACTTTGCCATGCTCTGTACATCAAGTCTTTATCATCATGACCATATCCTTCCATGTTTTCATCATATCCACCAAGTATATTAATGAATTCATTCCTATAAAAACCGAGGCGACCTCTAGTCATTCTCTTCCCCTTCGTGAATATAGCTTTCTCTGGTTGCTCATTAGCTAGTTTGTTCAAAAATGTACAGAACATTTTATTAGTGAACCCATCAGCGTCTATATTAATGACTATATCACCTGTGGCCATTTTGAAACAAATATTCCTTGAGTGGGACATACTATAAGTTTTCACAGTCCGTTCCTGTAAGAAAACCATCTCACCAGATTTAATCATATCAGCATAGTTGTCCTTTATCCACTTACCTGGATTGTCTTCTGTACTGTTATAATCAAGTATAACATACTCAATATATGGGGAGTCTTTGTTGTCTTTCATGTTTTGTGGTAACGTTTGTTTTAGATCATGTAGTCTATCCATCACATTCGTACAAAGAGAAATCTTATTATATTTGAACTCTTTCTTATCATAGGTGAACTTCTTGTCCCAATAGGTGAACTGTGAGCCATACTGCGTCCACCATAGTTTTTCCATATCCTTGCAAAGAGCCTTTATGTCTATTGTTGTTGAACCATCTTTTAACTCTCTCAGTCTATAATCCATAACTCACTCCTTTTTGTGGTTGTGTTTGACAAGGATACTTTTTATAGGATAAAAGCCTTCACCGCAGTAATCACAGTATACAAACGTGTTATAAATTGGATCAACATCCTCTACCACTTCGCATTCACAAGTAGGGCATTCCCATGACCATCCTGTAAAATCTTTATATTCAATCTTCCCTATCATATAAATTACCCCTTTAAGGTCTTGTTGGATCTTTCTTCATGACCATAGTTAGACCACAATATGATGCTGTATATGGCCATGTGAATGTGAATAAATCATCTTTGCTTTCTAAATAGTGTCTTATCTTATATGAGTCGGCTTTATTACCACCACGTTTCATTTTGGCCTCATAGTAATATTTTAGAGGGTATGTATCATGTAAGAACATCATAGCATTTTGTGGTAGAATACTTAAAAAGTAATCAACTTCTATTTTTGTGTTCTCATAGTGGTGATTGCCATCTATGAATATCATGGCAGGTGTGTAGTGTTCGTGGTTCCAACTCTTTGATAGTGTTTCTTTTAGATTTTCTATAAAAATTGTTGAAGTACATTGATGGATATAATGATTTTTATGATTCAGATCATGTTTGTCAATGGCATTTTTGATTCTATTAACAATTTGATCGCTACGATCACAACTCATCATAAACCTATTATATTTAATGGCATGTTTTAAGAGCATTAAGGTTGAGTTGCCCATACCGATTTCTATAATAGAACCCATAACATTGGATAAAATTATAGGGGCTAGTTGGTCTATTACTGTCCATGCTGACCCGAATTCAAAGTTTCTAAGATATTCAATACCCATTATTTTCTTTCCATGACTATGATTGTATTTTTGAACCAACGCAGTGTACTATAGTATCTTAGTACCTTAGACCATCTCTTTTTCACATATAGTCCGCGTTCTCTGAATTTCTTGATGACATATTTATTAGATCTCTCATTAAAGTGCCCTTTACCACCCTGACCGGGAATCGCCCAGCTTAATACTAGATCTTTTGTGACAAATTGTGCAACATTATCAATGAATGTATCTTCTCGATCTTTGGGTATATGCTCACCTACTTCAAGGCACATAACTAAGTCATAGTTATATTTAATGGGTAATAATGGTTTAGATAAATCTATGTGGAAAATATTATCATAGATACCCAATTCCATTATATTTTCTGTTCCCTCATATCCATCAACAATCCAGTCAAATGATTCTAGTATCTTACAATACCTACCAGTTCCACATCCAAGATCAGCTACTCTTTTTGGGTTCTTATACAAATATTTTATGGCACCAGCTAGAACAGGATCATAACTATGATGTCTTGATGCCATTTCCAGATTCCATATACCATTTGTTTCATCTATATATCTTCTCATACTTCAAATACCATTATATGATCTATTAAATACCTTCTTGCCTTGACACTTTTTAGAGCATTTACTAGTTTTAATGTTTTCATACTACTATACTCAATACCACACTCTTTAAATCTATGTATCCAGTATGATTTATATTGTGGGTTAAAGTGATACATGCTTCTTTTTGGTGATGTGCTCATTATTATTAATCTACTCGATGCGTTTATAAGGTTTTCCATATATATTGATACCTCATCTGGTAACAAGTGCTCTGCTACCTCAATGGACAAGGCACAATCCCATTTGCCACAATGTATTAATTCACCCACATCACCATATACTATACGATCAACGATTTCTTTCGGCATGTATTTCTTACCAACTTCATACCCCTTCTCATATCCCCAAACTTTTTGAGCACCACCTTCAATGGCGCCCATTAGATATGGCCCAAGTCCACAACCAAAGTCCACCATAGATTTTATCTCAAAGAGTTCTGTTATCACTTTACCATAATAGTTGAAAGGCTTCACAGATCTCTTTTCCCAAAATACCTCATTGTATAGACCATCAAAGTCTTCTATGTATTGTATTTTACGTTGCACATCTAATAGTTCTTTTTGGGTTTCTCTGTACATATGCTGTTTGTTAGGTGTCCATTCCATTTTTATATCCTATATTTTGTGATCCATTCTTTATTTACTAACATTATTTCAGTAGTACCGTATTCTGGTATTTCATCAATCGGAACATATACACTTCTTCTATATTTTGTTCCTTTGTCAACCCACTTCCCTATTCTCAATTCATGAGTGTCTTTGAACTCACCAACCCAATCATTCCACTCTTCTAATGTTCCACCGAACCCATTATGTAGTTCTGCCATAAATTGAACACTCCCCTTGACTATGTTGAGTGATTCATCATTAAGAAGATGACGCTCACCACCTTCTGTATCGATCTTTATGATATATGATTCTAACTCATTCAACTTATATGTGTCGAACATTTGCTTTAGTGACATACTATCTATAAAGTACTCTGGTTCTTTTGGTGCCCATTGACTTTCGTCTTCTCTTATGAATCTATGGTATCCGTTGTTTTGTCTTCGTATGAAGCACATAGGTTTACCATCACCTATAGCTATGTTGTATGACTCGATGTTCCAATACAGCATATTTCGCTCTAAAGTTTTATATGTTTCCTTACATGGCTCGAATCCTAGCACTCTCGCAGCTGGGAATAGTATTCTACCCATTATTGACACCGAGCCAACATTCGCTCCTATGTCAACTAGTCCGTCAATGCAGTATGGTGAAATCTTTAGAAACTTTCTTAAATCGTATGTATCATAGTAATGTATTTTTCCTGCCATATTTTCTACTCCCTATAGAATGGTCTATTATCTTCTTTCTTCATAACCATCGACAATCCACAATTTTTAGCACCATAAGGCCATGTAAATATTTGTAAATCATCTCTCTTCTCTAATTCTTGTCTAGCCCTGTAGGCATCACCACAGTACCTATCAACAATCCAATCTTTACTAGGCGCGTATGTATCATGTATAAATATAACACCATTCTTGTTTAGATGTTCAAGAACAAAATCTACCTCTTCTATAATTGTTTCATATTTGTGTTCACCATCTATCATTGCAATAGCAATTGATATGTTAGATAGAGTTTTTATAAAATCTAATGATTTACCATTATATGTGGTTAAGTTCTTAAGCTTTACTGTTGCCTCATGTATCTTTTTTTCATTTATATCGCATACAAAGTGTATTCTATTATAGTGGACAGCATAGTTGTTTAGTATTTTTGTCGATCTCCCGAACCCAATTTCAAATATATCACCTTTTGTGTGGGTTAAGATAAAATCACTAAGTAAATCAATTATAGCCCAATCTTGATGAAAATTTTTTAACATGTTTTGAATCCATACCCATCTTTTATTCTTAGTTCATAATAGTCAATGATGTCCTCTATTGTCTTATCAACAGATACCTTTGGATACCAGTTTAGAAGTTCTTCCATTTTAGCTGTGTATGGTATCTTATCAACTGCTTCTGAAAATAACTCACCATGTATAATCTTTGGATCTATATGAACAGTATTAAAGACCTTATATGGGTATCTTTTTATTATGTGATCTATGACCTTTTCAGCTAATTCATTTATGGTTGTTCTATTGCCAGCATTTCCTATGTTCCATGTATTGTTTTCTTTATAATGTATCACTTCCCATATAGCATCACATACATCTTGTACATCAGTAAATGCTCTCTCCTGTTCACCATCACCAAATATAGTGATAGATTGATCTGTGAGTGCTGATACAACGAACCTTGGTAGAACGAATCCACCATCTGGTTGTTGTCTTTCACCAGCAACGTTGAATGGCCTTATGATCTGATATCTTAGATCTGTTACTTTGGCTTTGTTCACAGTAATGATCTCACCTAACATTTTTGCGGCAGCATATTCTGTCCTGACAGCATACTCACCGGGATATACTTTTTCCGAATTCTCATCCAGTAGACTCTTGTGACCATATACTTCAGAGGTTGATATATCCACTAACATCATATTGTTCTCAACACAAAAGTTTGCCAAACCATATGTATCATTGACAATCGTTTTACCCATTTCACCACAATGCTCTAGTATACCACTTGGCCCGACAAAGCTAGCCAAATGAAATACAATGTCAGCATCCTTTGGTAAGAGATTGAAACAACTCTCAACGTTTGATATAAGTATCTCACAACCATCAATGGTATGAACAACATTCGATGATTTGTTGTCTACTATATAACACTCTATGTTCTTTGACATCAGCATACTGATCAGATGTGATCCTATGAACCCAAGACCACCTGTTACTATAGCTTTTTTCATTAAAATGTTTCCCCCTCTGGAATATATATTTTTTTCGGGCCTCCTGTATATTTAGAGTGCCCATACTTTATTTCTTCAACTACAGTCAAAAATTTCTGAGCCGAATCCATAAGGTAGAGTGTCTCACCAGAGAATATTCTCTTGTTTGTATTTTTATTCATGATCTCAGCATTCTCAATAAGATCAACACGGCCATGTGCTATCTTAATCTTACCGAACAGATATCCCGGATGAGTCAAAACACAATTATACTCCATCGGTAGTACTGAGTATCTTAGATCACCATTATATAGTAAGTATCTTATATATGGTTCATCAGTATAGTATCGTCTTCTATCCTCTAACATCTTTATCATATCTTGTATGAACTTATCTGTCTTGTCGTTCTTCTTCCATAATATAACCCCACCAGCTAGTTCTGGAAAGCTTTTGGGAACACCGATTTTTCTAGAGTAGTAGTGTGGTGATGATGGTATCGACATGTCAAAATGATCCATTAGTGGTAATATCTCTGAGCAATCTTCACACATATATGTATCAGCATCCAAGTGTAGTGATATATCATATGGTGATTGTGACATATATTCCCATTTCTTTTTCCATATACCATGATGTGATTCGATTTCCCCAACCTCTACCACATTGTCAAACGCTTCATCAAACTCATCTATCTTCAAATTCGTAAAGAGTGTTATGTGTAAGAATGGCATGTGTTCCTTGACGCTCTTGGCTGACACCACAGCAGGATTATATTGACTTCGTATAGTTCTACCATCATTCGTTCCTTTTCTCTTGTTTACCGCAATGTATATAACTCCTGTGTTTTTCATAATACTAACTCCTCTATAACATTCACCCAGATCCGTGGATCAAGATTCTTTTTTGCCCACTCTTTTGCATACATTCCCATTTTGTGCCTATAGTCCTCTTTTCTCTGTAACAGCTTCACAGCATAAAGGAATCCATCATAATCAACACAATGGAATCCTGTGTCACCCGGAACTATTCTATCTTTGGTTCCATCTCTTGGTTCTCCCAAACATGGAAGGCCAGCGGCAAGTGCTTCGGCCATTACTCTTGGGTATTGATCTCTCCAATGATTGGATGTTCTGTAAAGGAATATATGGCCTTGTTGTAGAAATTTCCCAACATCAACTTGATTCCATTTATAAAATATCATTCGAGGCTCGTCTTTAAAAGCCTTGACTAATTCTTTGTGAGCCACCATGAAGGCAAATTTTGTCTTTTTGGTATCCTTCAGTAAACGGCCATAGAACTTAACATCGTTTTCCTTGATTATGTTGTGTTGCCATAAATGTTGTTTATCTCCACCATTTTCAGTTTCGGTCGTAACGTATTTTCTATAGTCCGATAGACTTGTTTTTATTATCATCAAGTCCTGATCTTTCTCTCGCTTTTGAGGAGCCACCTCTAGGAATCTTTCAAGATTTATTGCTCCAAACATTACAATAAGTTGTGTGCTATCAAATCCCATGGCATCCCTGATCCACTCATCCTTCTTCTCGGTGTTTTGGAATATCACAGCTCGAAGCTTACCAGACTTAGCAAGCCAATTACATTTTGTTAGTGAACCATTGGCAAAGTTTATACCTATGATAACAGAAGAACTTTTAGCAACAACGGGTTCCGCTGTTTTATCAAAATCCCATACACAATCATTAGCATAAAACAGAAGTGGTAGACCCTCTTTCATATTATCAAGCATACCTTCTTTATATGAGTATGGCTCTACTTCTATGTCTTTATAATTTTCATGCACAGTTCCCCACGGATACAAGTTCACCTTCCAACCAGCCTTTCTCAACAGTGTAGAGATCATTACTAAGCTTTGTTCCCCACCACCCTTAGAGTTAAGATTGCCAACAACATTGATTTCTTTGTTTGTGTGCTTGACTATAGAAGGTGTTGATATTATTGATTCTTCATTTGGCTGAGTAAAATATTCAGTTGGTTTTACCTGAGTCGCATATTTGTATATATCACCATCATAATACTTCTCTATTGCTCGTATAACATCCTGTGATGTAATGTTATCCATACATTCAGCAATATGCTTATCATCTCTTTTGACAGGTGATTTACAAAGATTCTTATTGTGCTTAGGATCTTTTTGAAGCGGAACTACTCTTGCTTTCCAACAGCCGCCATTATCACAGCAAGAGTATATACCATTTGAGTGTAATATCTGGTGGTTGGTATAACCACTCCACATGTGAGGCTCTCGGCCACCAAATATGGCAACACATGGTTTACGATCTTTGTGATACTTTGGTGGCATTGCAGCCGCAAGATGCATTAGAAAACTTGGGCCACTTACGCAACCTTCTGCATGATAAACTAGAGGCAGAAGTGCCCGCACGTCTTTATTGAACTTATCAGTTAAATCAATAACACCATTAAGATTTTCTATAAGGTGATCACTCCTACCTATGGTAACGAACTTTAGCCTACCTTCAAAGTGATCTATAACATCTTGAAACTTTCTCCAATCCCATATCTTACAAGTACAATCTCTTTTACCACCTGGCCCAATGACCCAATACTTTTCAACACCATATATATCCTTTATTAAGTTATATGACTTTTCCTTTTCTGTAAGATGTATATCACCACGTTGTCTAGCGAACACTTTACACATTTGATGATATTTTTCTCTAAACGATATGAATGGTTCTCTTGCATTCTCAGCATTCTTTTTGATGTCACCAAGCGCAGGATCACCAATTCTACCATTAGCAAATATGGCAGTGAATTCACCTATGTTCATTGGAAGCGGTTCGTGAAAGTCAGCAATAGCAATCATATCAAATAGGAACATTGATGTGAAATGCATGTGGGAGTTGTTGATGTTGCCTATCATTGGATACCCAACCTTATAATATTCTACGGAAGGATCATTTTTGCTCAATGATCTATCAATGTAAGGATTATTTTCCCATACCATAGGTTGACTGCTATCAACATTTATTAGAATATCAGGGAACAATAGCTTAAAGTCACGTATGCCTGATGTAAACATTAATGAATCTCCTAAAGCCCTGTGATGCCCGAATATAATTTTGCGTGGATTATCTGGTGTTCGTTCTACTGTGGGTTTTACAACTGGAGGGAGTATTGCTTGTTCTTTGATTATGTTTTTATACTCATCATATATAGATTGAAGTATTCTTGTTTTATCTTCACCATCACCAGGTACTATATGGTGTATATGATCATCATGAAATAAAACACTCAATAAGAGAGATTTGGGATCTCTCTTGAACGTATTATCATTTTTTGATAACACTTTCAATTCTTTTTCTAACATTTTTCCTAGACGATTAATGCTACTAGTTACATTTTTTATCATTTAACTTACCTACCTCTCTCTATCACATTTTATTGGTTGCTTTGTATACTATCACCCGATATCCACTCCAAGGCCCTCAAAAACTTCCTCAAGCCTTAGGGTTTCTTCGAGTTTCATTATTTCTTCTTTACCTTCACTTATTAATGAATCACCATCCATGCTTATACCAGTATTTCCAACGGATGTAAAGTTGGCGAACTTACTTCTAATACGACCAAGTGTTACCAAGCACATCGCATGAGAATAGTCGAAAATCCAATCACTTGTATAAAAGTTTGTATCACTATCGCCATTCGCCCATCCACTAACATGAGTGCTTCCTTCCATCATATATGCTCTTATTAGAACAAATCCTGGTGAATCAATGGTGAATTCGGTTCCATCTTGTGTTATAGTTAATGCATTTCCTGTTGGTGGTGCTGGCTGTATTTCTAATTCATTGGTAAACCTATGGTGTTTCCAATTATACTTACTTGGAGTATATCTTGATAATGTTTTTAGAAAATCTCTGGCAATGTGATATGACATAATCGTAAATCCACCACTCATAGATGTGTTGTATAATGCCTCATACATACCATTATTATACATAAAGTTATCTATTGTAAATAATGTGTTTATACCACCACCAGAACCACCACCAGAATCACTATAATGAACCATTTCTGTGACACCTGTTGGTAATGGATAAATTGTTTGTCCCGCTGATAGAGCTAATGTAAAGAATGTTTCAATTGTTGATTGACCCACAGCCCACTTTATGAACTTATCTCTAGCATAGTCAATGGTGTCGTATATCTGTTCATTACTCAGCTCCACCTTAATAAGAGGCGCCCCTAAGCGTCTTCGAATATGAGCTGCTAGATCCATTTTTGTTATTGCCATTGTATTTTCCTCTCTTTAATTATGTTGGGTATTAGGAGTGCCCAACCAAAGGGAGCTGCCCTCTGTCCTCTTATTTTATACCCTACCTTACTCTATTATTTATATAAATCTATGAGTAAATTTCAGAATTATTTAACCAACTCCAATCTTCTTCTGGTCTTTCCATATCAGATAGCACACCCCACATATCAGCTTCTTCATCTTTTTTTGTTATAAAACCCATTGCCTCGTCAAGTATATCCATCTGAAATATATATAATGCCCAATATAGAGCAGACACTAGATCATCTGCTTTATCCTTACCAAAGAACTTATTACCTTCTTCAATAAAGCTACTCAGTTGCTCTATAGTGTTCTTGTCATTGAGTTTTACACTACCATCCTCTATAAGTTTTTTCATTAACAGAACAGCTTTTGGCTTTGTAGTTCTTGTTGCTCGTATTCCAAGGTTCGCTACTTTAGATCCTGTGTTGACAAGGTTCTCATTCTCTAATTCCCACCATAGTCTTTGAACAACAGGGGCACCTTCACCATTGTTTTCTACCATAATATATGCATTGTTATAGTACATAGAAATACGATCAACTATGTCTGAGAACTCATATACATCTGTTAAGTTATCCTCAAATACAGCAACTTGATCCAGTGCAACGGGGTTAATACTCATCATTTTAAATATCTGTATAGTTGACCAGTTCTCACCAGTTCCTTTACTTGTATCAACACCCATTATATAATTAGATTGATCTTCTGGTTTTTCCCACAGCCTGAACCTATCATTCAGATCAGTAAAATTTGGTTCAGTCCATACTGTCAAGAGTGTCTCAATTGTTAATGTGTTTAGTACAGTATGAGTCGAACCAATAAACTGGCAGTTATGAGATATAATGTTATTGGAATAATAAGTATTATCATTTTCAACATTTATAGGATCATATAGAATAAAATCACCATCGATATTTTTCTTTTCTATAACTTTTTTATGCCCATTCTTTGTAGAGACATAATCACCAACTTTAATATTATCAGATGTTATGAATCCTTTGTTTGTAAGTATTCTATGATCTTTAGAGCACTTTAACACCATATCATCTTCAGTAGTAATCTTAATAATATTGCTAGATTTAATTATATTGATTCCATCAAAGTTGCAATATCCATTTGATGTTAGTATTTTATATCTTTTATTAATTTTAAACATCCGCCCAAGTTCTTCCTTTTAACATATTATATATACATTGTTGTATAACATTATATTTAATAGCGATTTTCTTAACAAATGCTCTTTGATAGAATTTGTGGCAAGGAAAACACCACCTCCTGACTCTTCTTTTAAATGCTTTCTCATTTGTAGTTACTATATAAATTAATGAATCATCTCTTTCAAGTTTATAAACCATATAAATTTTCAAAAAGATTCTCTATGGTGATTATTTTTACTTCATCTTCTTTAGTATCATAAACATCTATATATGTATCACCAGTTACGCAGTTAAATTCTTGATTGAATTTAACCATACCAAGGTTTTGGATTTGCTCTTTTGCCCACTCTTCATTTCTACCAGGAACTTGTTCCCATCCTATTCTAGTATGAACAAAACTATTCATATCAGCTTCAGCTTGTGAGTATATTCTATGATACAAATTAAATAAACCTTGTGGTGTAGAGATAATAATAACTTTTGCTTCAGTTGATGCTGAAATGGTTGGATAATTAGCAGCCCAAAACTCTTCAGCAATGTTATTTGGCACAAACGCAAGCTCATCGCATATTAAAAGATTGATAGATTCACCTCGGAACGCGTCTGGTGATGTAGCAGAGATAAGTATTCTAGTGTGATTGTCAAATGTTATAAATGTCTTACTGTACTCATGCACGCCTGGCTTTAGGAACACAGGTAAGCATTCATACATCCTTTTCAACCTTCCAAGGATCATTTTAGCTGATGATTCTTTATTTGATACAATACCAATATTCTTGTCACTATGAAATATTGAGTACCATAATGCATAAACAGCAACTATACTTGTTTTTCCTGATTGCCGACTTGCTAATACTATATTGAAACGGTTTTTATTAAATTTTTTAAGTAAGTCCTCTTGGTAATCATAAGGAGAGAATTTTATTTCACCTTTATCTGGGTTGACTATCTTAACATATTTCAGAAAATAGTTTATATCATTAGAACATTTATGTAATTCTGAAATATGTTCTGGAGTATATTCTATTTCTACATCCGGGCGTTTTACAAAAACAGAGTCATATTTTATTGCCATTAGTTACACCATTCCCCACTCTTTTTTCAATGCATCCTCATATAATCTTCTAACCAGATAATATGATTTACATTTAAATGCTACTTCTACACCATTCTTGTATGCTAGATGTAGGTTATTGTCTTTATATTTTGGTATATTTTTATTTAAGTATTTTGTTGCTAATTCTTCATCATATCCATATGCATTAATTATTTTTCCATTGTCCATATCCATGAATATATCTCTTATGGTAGGATGATAAATATATTTATAACTACCTATAGGGAAGAACATATATGGATCACCGTATACATATTCCAATTGAGCTATATCACTAGAGGCAAACACTCCTTCGCTTCTTGCCTTCCAGCCAAATTTCTTTTTGAATAAATCATTCATCATTGTATGAATTTCAATTGGCGTATTACGTGGTTTTCTGTTTGTTCGAGGTGTGAATTTCTTAAAAATATCAAATTGATGCTCTGTTGCTCTATATAACCAATTTTCTTTACGCCCCTTTCCCATTTCCTTGAGATATGGAGCACATTCTTTCTTTAGCTTTTTAGATAAAGCATCAACCACATCATCATCAATTATAAAACTCAAAGATGATGAGAAATCCAAATCGACTTCATTTATGTATTCTTTAAACTTCATTACGTATCTCCATGTACCATACAAATCCTGGTAATGTTTTTATGTTCTCTTTGCCTAGCATTTCATCAACGGCTGTCTCTGTTTCTGGATGCCTGCCTTGGCCATAATCATGACCAGATATGATACCACCTGGCTTGATCAAGTCAATCCACAATCCTATATCTTCCTTCACAGAATCTTTATCATGCGCGGCATCAATGAACACCATGTCAAATGGAACCCAGTCAGGAAACTTCGCCCTCGACTTAAAGTTATCCGATGCTTCTTTGCTCGACATATTCAGTACTCTAAAGCTTTTGAAGAACATCATAAAATAACAGGCCCAGCCATATAGATCATTCCAATCTTTCTGGTATAGTCCTCTTGCTATACTCCACTCTTGCTCAAGATAAAAGTCTACACCCCAATATTCATCAAGAATGTGATCATACCTTCTCAGTAGTTCTTTGGCGGCTCTGCACTTATATAGTCCTATCTCAACCATTCTTTCCACGGAATACTTCTCCATAAGAATACCCATAGAACCATGTGTGGTTGATCTGAACCGTTTTTTAGCTGCTATATATTGGTCTTTTGTATCCATAATTACTTATACTTATTTATACAACCTTGAGCATAAAAAAGGGCAGATTTTTATTATCCGCCCCTTTATTACCTATTTAATATTATTATTCTCTCTATCATGACCCTTTCTTTGCTGCTGTATAGAACATTTCCTTTATCCCATCATTTGTTTTCAATGTGATATCACCGCCCCACAAGAAATGCATGTGTTTTAATGTTTCCTTGCAGTATGTTGGTTCCAATGGTACACCTGCATATGCATGCTCTATTCGCATTTTCCCATCATTACCGCCATCTATAATCTGAATCTTTGGGATTCCATTGTGAACGAAACTATTTGAAATCAACTCGGCGATCTCTTTTGCCTTGTGCCGCGTAACAACGAAGTCTTCAGTGATATTAGTATCTTTTATGGCATATATATACAAGTCCATATCATTCACAAGATCGGGTGTTAGGAACTCTTTCATAAAGAACCAATCTTGGCAAGTTCTTAATACTTCATAAACCTTTTCCTGGCCCTTACCAGCCTTCGTGTCCCAATTGTCACGTTCCTTGATACTAGTTACGTTCTCATACTCTCTACCATATCGTCCCTTATCCCATCTATCTTCGATGTCTTCCCATATCTTAGAGCCTACTAGGTATGGGTTCAATGACAATGGACTTTTGGCTTTTACAAGTGAATTGGAGTAGTTATACTGAGCATGATCTGATTTATTTAAAAGACCATCTTGGAACAATCGCCACATGATCTTTTCGTGAGTATACGTATTGTGATTTATAAATCCTTGAGCCACATAATGTTTTCCATCAGGTATACTCCAATCATAGTTTATTGATTTACCATATTTCTTACTAATAACTTTACAAGTATCTTTTATTGGATATGTCCATTTAATTGAATCAATTGCTTTCTTTAGGAGAAGTCTTTTTTTATTATCTCTGAATGGTATTTCATTATAAAATATCTTTAAACATTCACCTTTTGCTATAACAAATTGATAACAGTCGTCATATCCTTCTTTTTTATTTATTGCAAATTTTCCAACAATACCATAATTTAATAATACTATAGCTAGTTGTCTTATCATTTTTTTTGATTTGCTTGTAAATATACAAGATCTCGCATATCTACCATCATAATACACACATCCATCACCATCAAAAAATCCTGCAATAAAATTTGACATTACTGACTTTGGGCTTTGTAAAATAGACCAAGGTATCTGTTTTCCATTACTTTTACTATTAGTCAATCCACATTGGAATAAGAAATCTAATACTGGTGTTGAATATACTTTTATATCTTTTGTATTGCTATCCTTTCTCTGTATTATATTTACATCTTTATCAAATTCATTTTTTACTATTTCTTGAATATCCTTTAAATATAAATCATTTTGATTTGTGAAAGAAACACCTCTATCCAGAATTGTACCCTCTGCTGTTATAGAACCCATAAAATATGATAAATCATCACTCACTTTATTAGGTATTGTAACTTTTTGTGTCCGTGAAAATTGATGTCTCTGTAGTATAGAATCTATTTCTGATATTTCTACCTGTTTTTCTGGCCATATATTTGTACCAACTGACATAAAAACCTCATCACCAATTTTTATATCTTTTAGATGTTTATCTACTTTTTCACCATTATCACTTACTAGAATTCTATGTAATTCGGCACCTTCAAGAATAAGACCACTATTTGTTTCTATCTTAATAGTCTTTATTTTATCTGTAGCATACCTATTCTTTATTTCTGTTAGACTGCCGTTTATACCAACAACTTTATTACAATATTCAACAGCTTGTTCTATTTCTACAAATCCATTTTCAGTCATGACAAGCGAATTCGGAACAACACAAGCAAAACCTTCATTTGAGTATTTACTTCTCATTTGGGGCCAGAAGTATATACCTAATTGCCTTATCATCTCACAAACGTCTTTTTGCCAATCATCCAATGCTCTTGAGTTATCAATTATGTATCTCAATAGATCTTCTGTTGGTTCTACAGGTGATTGTCCTCTTAATTTCATCCATAGATTTCTATTGAATAGTTCTATATCTTCCTCAATCTTATGCTTGTTCGAAGGTATCAAATCCTCAAACTCTGAATTACCAGTTGAAGTGAACTTTCTTTTCAACTGTTTGAAGATACGTTCACGCTTTTCACTTTCCAGTTCCATATCAAATGGTGAAGAGTGAAACATAATTGAATGTGCGGCATCAATGGTTTTTTCTACTATATCAATACCATACATTCTTTCATACTTGTTAAATCTCTTTGATGCCTCTGTAAGTACTGTTATGATTTCTTTATCAGTAGGTGTAAAGTGCCTATTCATTGTGAAATAGGCAACATGACCTACAACATGAGCCATTACAAGTGCCTGAATGGCGAATGTATTGTCTTTCATTAAATATGCTCTTGAAGGGTCAGTATTTACAACCATTTCAAGAGGCAGATTATTGTCAGATTTCTCATATCTTGTGCGGATCTTTTCATAATCCCTACCATATTTCCAATTGCTGATGTTACCTGGCATTATGTATGCCATGAGTTCCATCATTTTTTTATTCGGAACGATGTCAAACTCAATGGGAACATATTCCAAATTCATTTCATCAGCAATTTGGTAGATCTTGTCTTCAACTTTTATCAATCTATTCATCTCAGATTTATTCATAATTATTTACTACCTTTCTTTTTAAAAAGCATATGTTTCAGGCACGGCCAAATGTGAGATTTGTCCTTGATTACAGAACACAAAAATCTCAACTCTTCATTTTTCAAGAAATCTGTTCTCTTTATTCTTGTAGTTTTGAACTTCCATTTCGATTTGATCTTATTTAACAAAGATCCGCCATATCCATAATCACCATGAATAAGTATTTCAATATAACTCAGCATGTTAATTTTTTTATCTAGCATTTTTTGTATGTGTGATACTGTTTTATCGGAATCAAAATCTTCACCATCACCACAGTATACACAATACACGTTCCACTCGTTTATTGGATACTCTGTATCGATCATATAGTTAGCCAATTCAAATGCTGAATAACAATAAGTACCACCACTTTCACCCTTATTGAAAAATGAATCCTCATCAACAACTTGAGCCTCTGTGGTATGTTGTATGAACCTTATTTGAACATGCTCGTATGTTTTCTTTAGAAATTCAGTCATCCAGAATAACAGACTTCGACAAAGATACTTCTTTCGTCTATCCATAGAGCCAGATACATCCATCATGGCAATAACAACTGCGTTTGAATGATGCTCTATGATCTGTTCGATTTTCTTGAACCTCATATCATCATCTGTTATGACTAAATCTGTCGATGCATCAGGATCGACTCTATCTTCTCTAATTATCATAACGGCGTCATTCAGATCACAGAACGACATGTTCAGTGCCTTGTAGGCTGTTTCTTCATCACATCCTGTATCTTCCATCACCGCGGCAGCCAAAACAATGTTCCTCTTTATTGTTTCGATCATTGTTCTCTTCTTATGCAGTCTTGGTGGGATACCCTTCTTCGATATGGCCTTGAATCTCCAGCCCTTAGGTATGACCTGTGTTGCTTTTGTCTTTTCTTCAATATAAGGTAGACCCAAATCTTCAAACATGATTTTTAGAAGATAGTCAATGTCAACCTCTGTTTCCATGTAGTCAGCACCCTTTTCATTACCTGGCTTTGGTTTACCATTGCCCTTGCCTTCTTTCTGCCGTCTAGCAATTGTATCACCTGGCTTACCCTCACCTTGACCAGCCCCACCACTTTGGCCTTGGCCATGAACAAAACGATAATCTTTCAATCCTCTTACTGGTATCCTTACAGTCTTCTTGCCTTTTTTAGTAATGATTGATTCTTCACCAATAACATCACGAGCATTCCTACGGATAGCATCGTCAATCTTTTCCCGGTGACGTTGTGTATCTTTTCGAGATTTATCTGATAAATCCCAGTCCGAATGATATATTATTCCCATGTTTCCACCTTTCTCTATTATATACTTGGAAGGTGGAAGATCACGTTCTCATCCTCACCATCCATTATTTTTATGTCATATTGTCCTAATGCAACCGTCCATGATATCATAGCCCATAAAATCATAAACCCGATATGAATAAACCTATAAACTGGTGTGCTTCTGATCTTATAGAAGCACACCATAATAAAATTATAGATTATAGATCTTATGTCCTCGTATACTACTTGAGCCTTGCTCTTGTCGTTTCCGAAATCAAACCCATCAGAAGCACACTCCTCATATTCTTCGTTATCTTTACACATTATATCTTTTTCCTTCCCCCCATTATTTATTGGTGAAACTGTAAGATTATCGTCAAGAGTGTTTATTTATAACGATTCTTAGGTATCTCGGCGAATGGTTTCACCGATGAAGGACAGCAACGTGTTTGCACACTTTTCACAGTAACCCTTTTTCAAAAGTGTCTTCACTGCTCGATTTCGTTTAGCCTTGGATTTTGGATTCGTTGAACTTGAGTCCGTCAAAGACAATGATACAACGTTCCTCAGATCGTAAATGAGTTTCTTTTCGATACCATCACGGATAGGATCGTAGTCATTATAGGTAAATGCCTCACCCCTACTAAGGAAGTCAGCCTTATAGACAAAGATACCATTTCTAAACGTCTCTTTGCCCTCTTGAGGAACACCGATCAGTTCTTCAATAGACCGCATAACCTTTTCATCAGGATCACCGTATTCACCTGTGATCGAATCTTGTACTTGTTCCTTTTTACAGAATGACTCAACATTGATCATGTACCTTTCAAACAATGACTCGGCTTGCTCTTCATAGGCGTGTAAGAACGCCATGTTAACTTCCTTCATTGCGAATTCCTTATACTTTGCTGATACAGAATCTTTACTACCAATCAACATAGTGACATAATTTTCAATGTCTTCTTCTGCGATTCCAATGTGATGTGCAAAGTTATCTCTCAAGGCACGGATGATATCAATAGCATTGATACAGTTCTTTGATTCTTTCTGCCCAAGTGCTATGTTCATGGCGTTAATAACGAACCGTGGAGAAATACCGGACATGCCCTCACCATTCTTGCGACCTTCTTCGATCAAGTGTTTCAAATCAACATCTGTTTTCTTGAACTCTTCTGAGATCTCACCATTGTAAATGTTCATTTTTTCGATCAAGGACGATACACTCGTACTTTTGTAGAGCCTTGTCAAGATTGCGAATTGAGCGGCAACCTTTAGAGTTCCAGGTGCTACATGGATGTCATTAAAGTCAGACTCGCGGATCATCTTTTCATAGATCTTGATTTCATCATCAACCCTCAGATTGTAAGGCCATTTGACGATATACATTCTATCATGCAGAGCCTCGTTTTTCTTGTCTGCTCTGAATGAATCAAACTCAGTCTGATTCGTGTTATGACATACAACATTACCAACACCACCAGTAAATGAATGATTTCCATCACATTCAATATCATACACTATTTCATTTTCAACATCATACTCTTCAATTTTATTAACGCTAATATCGTTTCTAATACTATTTCTTCTACGAATCTGGAAATATCTTTTACCAGATGATGTATGATCAGTATATACACTAAAATCTATACCAACTTGTGATAAAAGAAATGTAAATTGAGAAGCTAACATTTTAGATACTGTTGTATAACCAAACTTATCATCTATATTACCAAATCCATCACCCTTGATTAACTCATTAATAAAATATTTCTTCAACTTATCAGATAGACCAAAAACAAAATCTGGAACTTTTTTGTTGATAGAATATTTACCACAATTATATTCCATAATGGATTTCCATATATATGTGTTCAATCTTAATCTACTAGTTTTATCATCTTCTTTACTTCTGTCTTGTAGATATGGTGAATGATTTGATAGTTTTTCAACAATATTCTTTAATTCTGTTAATTCAGTTAAATCTTGATTGCTAATAACTACCTCATTACACGATCTTTTTTCTACATTACCTTTAACTAAATGTCCTTCTGTTATATACCAAGCCATTAGTTTTAATAATGATTTAATTTTTTCAGTATCATCATAATATGTACATACAGTATTTTTTCTGTATTGACCATTACCTTGATATTTTTCCACATCAGATACTCTACCAATTCCATTGTTATTTTCACAATGAGATGGTAAATCTATATGAAATTCATTAATCTTTTCTGTTTGTGGTATACTTCTTAAGCATAGCATATCCTTCATTTCTGTTGGATAAAATGTTTCATAATCTGTTGAGTATATAGAATGATTATGAGTTGTTTCCACAAAGCCATTCTTTTGTATAGACGTTATTAACTTACCAGTAAATGGATGCGAATAAAAAGAATTAACCCAAGTCCACTCTGGTTTCTTTGTATCCATATTAACAGCAATAACTTCTATGCCTGTATCATTTTTTTCAGTCATTTCTTTTATTGTTGAAAAATAAACTTGTCCATTTTTTCTATATGGTATTGGTGTATTACCAACTACACTGTGAGCAGTGATCAATGTATCGATGTACATTTGTGGAAAACCAGGCGACTTGATAAGTTGTTCCTGTGCGGCTGTGATAAGAACATAATGAAACTTGATATCAGCTTTTAGAAGCTCTACATATTCAATCATACCACCATTTGCCACCTGCAGCTCTCCATCAAACTTATAACCTCTTGGATCAGTTTCACCAAACTTTGATAGTTTAGCAGTATCAACTCGACCAATGAGTTCAGTAATATCCTGTGAACTTGGATCAGAAGGCTGGAACGTACCAATACACACCCTTCGTTGCTCCGAAATACTGATCTTTTCTACTGGAATACTATCCCATTGAACAATACCATCATTGGTATAGTTCTTATCAATATTTTGCTGACACTTAGGGCATAACATTCCTTCAATCTTCCGTCCTAGTCGTTCTTCCCAGAATGCTCTATCATCATCTGGGATTGCATGTAATGGTTCCTCATGAATAGGACAGTCCTTGATGGCATACTTATCTTTCTCATATTTTTCAAGGCCCTTTTTGATAAGTTTGACTGTTTCGGACTTACCAGAACTCACAGGGCCAACGAGTAACAGAATTCTCTTACCTGTTTCTGTTCGCCTTGATGCGGCCTTCAAAAATTTCAGCATATCATGTATGGGTTCTTTGATGCCATACAACTTATCATTGAAAAAGTTGTAGTTTACGAGATCATCATATCCTTGAGTTAATAGAGATCGATCTACTTCTTCTGTTCCTGACTCCATCATCATATTATAAACTCGGCTTGATGCAAAGTCTGCAATACTTTTGTCCTCATCTACCAATTTTAGATAGTCTAGAATTGTTCCTTCCCATTGTTTAAAAGGCTTTGATTCACTTTTTTGTTTGACAATTATTTCACTAAAATCACTATAACTGTTACTAATCATTTTTATTTCCTTTCTGCACTTATTATTTTTCTATAATTTGTTTTGGTTCTTCTTTGCCAATTATTTTAAGTATATCCTCTCTGTTCGCGATAATCAAGTTCTGATTAACCGGCTGTTCCTTCTTGTTTTTCTTCCATTTTAATTCATCGTATTTATATTGTATACTATCTCGCCGAGTTTGTAAATAGAGTTTATAATTCTTATCGGCTATGAGTTCCTTCGATGACGCCGTAACGGCGTTTATAAGTACCCCGGCGACTTCAGCCATACGTGGCGTAATATTCCCTCTTTGTAATTCATTTTCTACAATATCGAGCACCCTTTCTGCTCTTTCTATATTCGATTTGATAACTTTTTCTGGATCATTTGGATTTACCGGCTCTAAGTTTTCAACGTCACTATTAAAACCCTCCATATCAAATTCTTCTTCTAAATTTTGTCGGTCGATTTCCATAAAATACCTCTCTCGAATTATTTATATATTATCATAAAAAATGAATAATGTAAACAAATTTTTGGCTAAATAATATAAATAGATATATATGAGAGTGAAATTTAGTGAAATCAAAGAAAAAATAAAAGAGCAATGGCCTGAATTATATTGGACACTACCAACGGACTCATACTACTGGACACCGACTCTTCAAGAAGTACAAGATTTTATAAATAATCAAGAGGATGATGTTCCATATATTCCACATATTTATGAATGTGAGGAGTTCAGCTTGGGCCTACTTGTGGATCTAAGGCGACATAGAGCTAGAAAGAAGTTAGATGAAGATAAGGATCATTTGAACTGGGCTGTTGGTATTGCTCTAACAATAAAATCAGGCTTGAGTGGTGATAAGGTTCATTATCAAAATATAGCATTAACAACGGTGGAAACTCCATGAAAAAAACGCTTGTCTTAATAGCTTTGTTGTCAATATTCATTCCTTCTTTCGATGGAGCTTTTGCAGTTTGTACCGATGCCTCTCCTACGCTTACATGTGCAAGTGCATCACAAACAGATATTCAGGATTGCGTGGACATATTAGACTATGGTGATACAATTATAATCCCTGATTGCGCTACTGGAGATTGTGCGTTTACGACAGGGATTCCAATAACAAAAGATTGCATAATTCAAGGTGCTGGTATTGATGTCACATTCTTGACGCTTAACTTCACTGACAACTCAACCGGCGAAGGGTTCTTTGAGTACACACCGGACGTTACGGCTATTGCTAACACCGACTCACTTGCTGATTCTGGAACCTTTGAAGTCTCGGGGATTACGTTTGTCGGTAATGCCAGGATGAGCTATAAATACGGGATTGATATTACAAACCTTAGTACCCCTCCCATTAAACGAGTGAAAATCCATCACAATAAATTTACTAATATCCACAGGGCGGTTGAGGTCGATGGTTACGTCCATGGCGTATTTTATAGCAACACCCTTGCAGATTCTAATGCAAGCTATCCAGACGGTGTCGGTCATGCTGCATTTACAAACGACAGAATGACGCTCGGCTCCGGATCGGGTTGGTACATTGAAGATAATACGTTTTCGTTTAGTGGGCCTGGATTGATCTGCGGTGGCGGGAATGAGGGTTACGGATATGTAGTACGATATAATACTGTTACTGGTTCTTTAAATGGGGGCGATACTTACGTTGAAACACACGGAAACCAACTGGGTTTTATATATGGGCCTCAAATAACAGAAGTGTATGGAAACAATTTTGCCGCTACCGGCCCAAGTGTAGGTTCTAAAGTTCGTGGCGGGAAGAATATTTATTTAAACAACGTCTTAGTATCAAGTGGTGGGTTTTCTATTTGGGAAGAATGGAGCGACTTAGCAACGTCAGACACAAATCCAGTGGGAAGGTGTGTCGAGGATCAAGGCACTACTCGCCAAACTTGCACCGATGCTTGTATCTGTCAGAAAGTTCATGACTCGTATTTTATAAATAATCGTGTGTCTGTTTCCGGAGCACTAAAAACCGGGGCTGTTAATGTTGGTGGGGCTGAAGTTGGCGTTCCGATGGACTATGAAAATCGAACAACAACAACAGCAAACGACCCGCTTGAATTAGCAGAGAATACAGAGTTTTTTAATTATGACGCAGCTTTTGATGGTACAAGTGGGGTTGGATGCGGATCTGCTCTACCTACTCCGTGGAGTTGCGCAACGGGGGTAGGATACTGGGTAACAGATCAATCATGCAGCGACTTGACAGGGATGATTGGCGCGAGTCCTGTAAGCCCAATTTCTGGCAATCTATATAAATGCACACCAACTGATATCTGGGAATTGTGGTACACTCCGTATGAGTATCCTCATCCACTTCGTGGAATTACCGATAGCGGTCAATCCTATTCCCCGGCATCACTCAAAGGGTGTGTCTTTGAGGGCTGCACCCTTTGATACTAAGAGATGAGGAACAAAATGGCTTTATCACAAATGCAATGGAACGCAATAGCCACTGAGCATGGCCCACGGTGTCCGTACTGTGGGAAGTTCCGCAAATTAGAAGATTTTGAGGATCAGCCAGGACACATGACAGTTGGCAATGGGAATGTTGTGGCTCATGTCCATGTCGGGCCAGCGTGTAATACATGCAGGAGGGGAAATATGAGCAGGGACGTACCGTTTGAACCAGATGCCGTGTGTGATGTGTGCGGGAAACCAGGGGCCAATGATTTAATGGGCGATTGTTTATGCCCTGAGTGCCTTGTATATGTTCAGACCAGGGAGTTAAAGGCCAACGTGGAAGATAAGAAGACCTTGCGAAAAAGAAAAAAGAAAGCCGCTTGGACTGCGTGGTGACGACTATTTGAGGCACAATCACATTTGCTACCGACATGAATGTCGCTACCAAGGATTGAAAGTGAACGATAAATTAAAATTGCCTTATGCCGAATATCGGAAAGACAAACATATCTGGATAAAATTTGGGGATGCTATAGCGATACCGCTGACCAGCGAAGAAGCCACACGGCTGCAAGCTAGTCTTGGTAAAGCCATAGTACGGTTTATTGAAGGTGAATGATATGGGAGCGACGTGAGAGGCTACTCCCTAACGTATATTAAATACTGTATGCCCACTTCCGTCAGTCTTGACCGTCATGCCCAAACTACCAGATCCATCACCTTATGGTTCAGTTCTAATTCCACCTTCATTTATCCATTGCAGGGGGGGCTTTCTTCGTTATAAACAAACTCATCTATAAGAGATTGAAGCCTCCGAATTTCGACAATACACTCACCCACAATCTCATCTCCTGGGGGTGGCAATAAATGCCGTGCTCGATCCATTTTATACAATTTGTCTTTATCCATTTTCATTCTCCTTTATGCGAATGAGAATTGCTACGAGGTCATTACACATATCCCAACTTGATTAATGTTTTCTGCATCTCATTGCTGATCGGCATCCAGTGAGTGACATCATCTGTAAGGAATCCACGGCAACAAGAAAATATTGAATACCCAAAGTCAGATTCAGCGAGCATAAACTTTTTACCATTTAGGGCTGCCACAGGTTTTTTTTCAGTTGAATTGGTATGGTATTCCATAATATCAATTCCGGTTTCTTCATGCCATGTAACCACGGCTTGACCCTCTTTCGGTTCCTTGTCTGTTAACGCTATCCACTTTGGTGGTTTCATGCTCACCCCTCCTTTACAAATTCATTCGCACGGAGCCACTATAAATCGGTTCCATAAAATTTCATAAATATTTCCCTGGCTGCCTCCTGGAGCTCTCGTTTCATAACTAAGTGTATATGTTTATTGACAAAAAATATCTTTTCAAATAATCTTCCGCCTCTCGTAATCCTTTTAATTTATCCAAGCAATAACCAATCTCTGTCAAACAATCAGCCTTTGCTTGTTCGTGGCCTTTCTCATTCAAATAACCACCGTTGCTCGGGTCGTCCCAGTGCCACGAATATTTCCAGGATGAATCTATTCTTTTTGCTAAATATTTCTTGTTAGACATTTAATTACCTCCATGCATACTCAATGCTCCCACCTACAATGTGAGTATATCCAGCCAATGTGTTTACAGTTAAGTATATAAGTGCTTTAATTACATCCATTAGAATATATCATCAAAGATACCAGACTGTGGAGTTGGGGTATCTTGGCTCGGTTCTGGTCTGTCACCACAATCCCCATCGCAATCATCGTTAGTATCCCATAATTCTTTCTCTACTGCCCATATATCCGGTGCCTGGCCCGTATGCCATACATCATTTTTGGTAGCATTTTCAACAATTTCGTCCATACTTTGATCATCCTCTTTTTCGCCCTTACCCTTGATGTTACCAAAGTCTGTGTCTTTAAAAATATCATCAAACATTTCCTTTCACCTCCTCTATATATTGTTTTAGTTTATTTGTTGCCTTATGTCCAAACAACTTAACTGACCTTGTTGTATCGGCAAAATTTGTTTCGACCCCCGCTGACCTTGTAACCATATCATACTCTATCTTATGATCATCAAACATCCTTGCCAATTCGTTTATCGATGTTTGTACACCTGTGCCTATATCTATTGCATCGATTACCTTAACATCATCCTTCATTTCTATACACTTCTCTATATATTTACATACATCATCAACGTGTATAAAATCTCTAGTCTGATTACCATAACCATCAATCACTATTGGTTCATTATTTCTATATGACTCGATAAACTTCTTAACCACAGTATTCTTTTTCTCAAGATATCCAAGACCACCATATACATTTGTGAGCCTCAATACTATTATGTTTGCTTTGGTTGACTCATTCAGCATTTCTGCATGAGCCTCTATAACACCCTTCATCATGGCATAGATACTTGACTTAGGATCTTTTGCGGCCTGTGATGATATGAATATAACTGGTACTTCGCACTCGCGAGATATATTAAACATGTTGAAAGCAGATGATATGTTATCTATCACGGCCTCTTCAAAGTTATGCTCACATGCCTCAATACCTGGCAATGCAGCCAAATGAACTATAGTGTCATAGTGAAATGGATTACATGTATATGTCTCAGCATTATGACCTGATACTTTATCAAGCCCAAAGACATTATATCCTTTATGAAGATAGTTGGTTAGATTAGAACCAATGTACCCTTTACTACCTGTTATTAAAATATTTTTCTTCACTAAATCCCAGCCTCTCTAGTCGCATCTCATTTTCTCTTGTTGTAAACTCTTTGTCGTCTTTGTTCTTTTCTATGTGATCACGTATGCCAAGACTGATGACACCTTTTCTCACGCCTTTGATAGTATCAAATCTCATTATTTTCCCCCCCTATCCTTTCTATTATAATTCACATTGTATAATATCTAGAGAGTTTTGTAAACTAACTTTCATCTTTTCAATCATAGCAGGGTTCTCGAACTTTTCAACTACACTACCAAGTCCTTTGGTTTTTATAGTATCACTCATATCACTTAGATCACATATTTCCTCAGCCATAAATATACCCAGTATATTATTCATTGCCTCTTTGACCTCAGCAACTCTTCTTATTGACACATCATTTACTGTTAATGATACAGATGGCTGAATACTAGAATAGTTCTGAGTGTTGATTGTCATTTTATTACCGATTGTTATGTTTATATTTTCCACAGATTATACTCCTCCTTTATTTAAAACAATTTATTAGTACTTCTACAACGTTATCTATTAAGAACTCTGGATATAACTCATTGAGGTTCTTTAGTATATCCTCAATGAACACACCGTTTATATCTGGTATTAGTGTAACATAGTCTATATCCTCCACACTATCAACAACGAGATTGCCGAATAAGGCATGGAAGTACTTGTGTTCCCTTGGTAACAGCGGAACACATCCACACCTTAATGCCTCAAACACACTCTCATCTAGATATCCAATCTCATAATTCTTCTTGTTGTCTATCACTACACTATACAACACATCATTATAATCTATTGACTTATAAAGAGACAAGTTACTGTTGTCATAGTCTTCGCTCTTCTTCTTGTTCAATATATTAGTAGAATAACAGACCTTCTTATCTGGGAACAACATAGCATATTGTTTGTAATACTTTTCAAAGTACTTTAGTCTATTCTCTATATTATTGTGAGAGTAGGCTAAATGAATGCTTCGTTCTGTATTGTCTGACCAATCTATCTCCAACTCATCAACCCAATAAGGTAAGTATTGAAATTCCCTTCTGTTATTTATAGCAGGCTCAAAGAGTGTTGTGCCAAATTTCTTCAACCAATCATATTCTTTGCTTGTCATAGAGAAATGTCTATCAAATATTACTGTTTTCGCTTTCGTAACATATTTCTCTATTAGTGCTGCTTGAAAGACCCATCCTTTGTAGTTGATATTACTGATATAGTCTATAATCAGGCCATCAACTTCTGGGAATTCAATGTTGTCTACAGAAAACTCATAAATATCCACTTGCTCAGATAACTTCTGAACCATGTTTTCTTCTAGATTGTATACACCAATCACTCTATTTTCCTTTTTTTACGCTTATTGGTTTTGATAGTATTGTTTTCTTTTTAGGCGATTGCTCTTTCTTTTTCTCTACAGGAACCTCATATATATCAGCACCCTGTTGTTTCAAATCTGCTAAAACTTTCGCTCTAGTCTTTTCAAGGATTTCTAGATCTTCCTTACTTGGCTCCACATCAGCCTTCTTTTCGGCATTCTTATTCTTATTCTTATTCTTCTTCTTATTTTTTTTCTTCACCTCTGGTTCTATTGTACCAGATATAGCGGCTCTTACACTATCAGATATAGCATCAACTCTTGGTGCCTCAAGAGAAATAGTAGTTACCTTTATAGTCTTCTTCAAGAACTTTGCAAGATACTTTACTGCCTCGTCCTGTGAATATGCCATGATGTACGCTGTCCATATCCTATCTCTGTTATCTTCAATCTCGTACTCTATCTTTACAACCATTGATACTTGTTTGTCTACCATTTTAATCTCCCTCCTCTAACATATCATACAATGGTACATATTCTATGCTCTTTCCTTTTTTCAATAATTTATAGTATGATATTTTATCACCTATTTTTTTGCCTTCTCTTTGTTCTGATACTCTTTCACCCATTAGAAAGTAATCACCTTCTTCTAATGTTTCTGGATGTTCTACAACCTTTAGTGATCTCCAGTTACTAAGCTTCATCTTCTAAATCCTTTAAGATTCTATATATATCCGTTACTTCAGACTCTATATCATCCTTGAAGGAATAGAATGAATCCATTAATAGGCCAATTCTGTACTTCAGTTTCTTAGCTTTTTCCTGTGTTGTGTTCTTTCCAATTATATCTTCATTCTGGCATGCCTCACATCTTACAATTCTTAGATCATCGCCCATATCTTGTATACTGTATATCAGATCCATATTATAGTATCCACAATGAAAACTACCCTCTTTAAATTTCTGAAATTCACATTCGCTTAAACATTCCACTTTAACTTTCACCCCCTGTTATTTCTTTGTTACCGAATTTATTATACCATTCTAATGAAACAGGATTTCCTTTGTAACCACAATTTGGACATTCTTTCATATTGATGAAATCTTTTTGTGGCACCATTTCTATACAACACAATGGACAATACATATTTATTTCTTCTTTATAGTTAATGATTTCTTTACCTGCTTTATAGGTTTCTTTGTCTCGACTTTCTTTTTAACTACTGGCTTTTTTACAACTACAGCCTCTTCCACAATCTCGATAGCTTCCTTGATCTCAATATCTGTCTTAGAATATCCCGTGTCCTCTAACCACTTATCTAACTTTTTTAATATATCAGGATGATCCTTTAGACCCTCCATGGCATTTATGATACCTTGACCTAATTTTTCTTCACCATATGAAAACCATGAGCCACCTTGTTTTATCAAACCAGCTTCCATACCCAATTCCATTATACCACCATATTCATTTAGACCATTTTTGTAGTCTACTATTATTGTTGCTGTTTGGTATGGTGGATATATTCTGTTCTTTACTGTTGTAGCTGTTATTTTTGTCCCAATGACTGGCGATGTCTTGGCACTTGTTTCATGTATAACACCTTTTTTCAGAGTTACGAGTATGGAAGGGAATAGTTTCATTGCCTTTCCACCACCTATTTGATCTGGCATTGGAACACTTGATGGTTTACCATAGTAATGACCATTCACGATACCTATGGAATTCTGTCCAATACATATATTTAGCAACAATTTCAAAACTCCGCGAATTTCTTTTTGTAAAAGTCCTTGATCTGCCTTAGGATCACCACCTAAAGCGTCTGTGTGTGACTTATATCTATCTAAGCCACCGATGGAATCAATTCCTATAACATACTCTTCTTCACCCGATTCTTTTATTTGTGCTACTACAGATTTTACTTCATGTACCCAAGGTGTGTATATATATAATACATTATCTGTGTCCAATCCCCATCTTTTACAAAATTCGTCATTTACGCCACCCTCTGTGTCTATTATGACACACTTTTTCCCTGCTTTCTGCGATGCTACCATACATTGTACCATGATTGATGATTTAAATGAATGTTCGGGGCCTACAAGAGCTAGTAGATTACGAGATTGAATACCCTTGAATAGTGAACCAGATAGTATTCTATTAAAATCAAGGGCTGGTGTCTTTACCCAAAATCTATTTACTGCTATATCAGATTCCGATAGTACTGATACATGGGCGCCTTTAACATTACGAGAAATGGCTGATTTGAGTTCTTCTAATGTTGTCATAAATTTCCTCTACTTCTCCTCTTTATACTTATCACACTTTTGCTTTCCACCAAAATGAATTGATATAGTTAATTTAGAACAGTACCTCTGTGGTAAAGTGATTGAACCATTATCAGTGCCCATTGATACAGTACCACTCTCAACAATATATGCATTTGAGCAAGTATCACATAGGCTTGGTTCTGGTTTATGTACCATTATCTTATTTCCACAGTTGAGTAACCATTACGCTTTGATACGTGATAAACATTATCAATTAAATCGGCATCATCTAGCTCACTCCTGTGGGAAATGATGAAAGTTTTTGAATCGTCCTTCTTTTGTTTCAAGCTTATGATCTTAAACAGTTGTGAGATGCCACCACTATCAATTGAAGAATCCAATAACTCATCTAATGTCAAAAAGTCAGGAAATATGCTGGCTCTCAATTTCGACACATCAAGGAATGCTAATTGTATCGCTATATCAATTCCTCTCGATTCGCCACCTGACAGCGACCCATAGGATGCATTAACTATACCAGGGCCCTTTACTTCCATTTCTAACCACTTATCTAACATAACATAGAATGAGTAGTTAACTTTTGACAGGTAGTGATTAGCTCGTTCATTGATATAAGGCATAACGGATGATATGGCATACTGTTTTATATTCTCATCCTTGCATATATCCTTTATACATGATACATAGTTCTTCAAGTTCATCAATGTTTCGCTCTTTTTGACTGACTCACTTGTGTTCTTATTCAGGGTTGCAATCTTTTTCTTGTTTGAGTCTATGAGTGTTTTTAGTTCTAGTTGGTTCTTCCGCTCCAACTCTATGAATTCCTGTAACTTGACTATTTCTTGCTCAAGATCATATACCTTTGATACTCTTTTCTGTAGTTCCTCAACCCTCTCTGTCAACAATGATATGGTTTTGCCTACATCGAACTTATCAGTACTAAGGCTCTTATGTAGGCTACTCAGTTTTTCATTAGTTCGTTCATACCTTGTCTTATTGCTTTTCAGTTCATCTACGTTATCTGAGAAGTCAACATTCACTATATGATTGCCTATATGAATCATCTGTTTATAAACATCATCAAGTGTATTCTCTGTGCCACTCAGCTTTGGTAGAGTTAGTTTATTTTTTAGTTGCCCATTATTGAGTCGAAGTGATTTCTCGTTAACCTTTTCCATCTTTAGATCAACAACTTTCATCTTCTTTCGCTCTTCTTTCAATAACGAATCATCGGCTATCTTTTGATTACACGTTGGGCATATATCCGATTCAAGTTTCTCAAGTTTGGCAGCCGATTTGATCTTGTCTCTCTTAAGCCTTGTCATTTCACTCTCTAATGTATCAAGACTATTCTTTATAGTACCAATCTCTATCTCAAGTTCAGATATTTCCTTTCTCTTACTATTCAACTTTAACTCTATCTCATCTAGTGAACCAAACTCTGTTTTCAACAAATCTAATGATTCATTATATTGTTTGTTGTCTTTCTTGATCCTCTCGACATCAACGGACTTCAGCAGTAATTCATCTATATTCTTTAACTTCAAGCCAAGCTTATATCCCGAGTTGTCTACATTGACTATTATGCCTTCAAGATACTTTAGTGTACTCTCTTCACCAGCTAGTAGAGTCCTTTTATTCTCTAACTCCTCTTTGGACTCATCCATAATCTCGTTCAGCTCTTCAAGCTCTTCTTCTTTCTCTTTGAGTTGAGTATACTGAATTGGTTTCTTTGAGGCCCTGTACTCAAGATCATCTACTGTACTCTTTAGATCACTTATCCTGTCTGTGTTTGAAGAGCCAGTGAGTTCTATCTCTCTCAGTTTCTCGGTTATGACTCTCAGTTTCTTGTTTGCAAGGTCAGAGATATCCTTATACACAGTCAATCCGAACATCATATCTATGAGTTTTCTTTTCTCGGGCTTACCCATTGTCAATATTTTAGCCGATGAGTTGATGTTAGAGTGGATAAGAGACATGAATGTTTTATAATTTAGACCAATTATCTCTTCCAGTTGGGCTTGATACTCTTTTACATGAGAAGGCTTGTCTATTAAATTTGAGTTCTTGTATATCTCAAAATTATCAGGCTTGATGGCTCTTGATACTCTGTACTGATCTTCACCTACTCTGAAATCAAGCGAGACTTCACAATGCTTCCGGTTCTTCCAGTTGACAATTTGCTTCTTATTGATGTTCCTATGTACTTGACCGAACAAGGCGAAAGGCACGGATTCTAAAAATGAAGAGTTGTGTGATAATATACCATTAGAGTAATATTGTTTAACACCCTCTACCTGTATATCATATAGATCACATTTTTCATCTATTTTATAACACTCTTGTATTGTTTCTTCACCATTTATGGTATTGACAGAATCCCATTTTTGTATATCTTTTAAGTATCTCCAATTGTCATTACATTTTACTCTATGAAGTCCAGATCCAAATAATTCAAACGATTCTGTTACTAGCCTGAATTGTTCGGAATTTTTTTCAATAACATCGGCATCAATTATTTGTCTCATACCATAAGGAGTATTTACAAAAATTTGTCCTTTATACTCTGGATGCTCTTTATATAATCTTACAACTTTTCCAATTTCACACAACATTCTTTTATCACCAATTCTTTATTATTTGTCCAATCATCTTCCCATACTATTATATCCACTTTTTTTAAGTGATCAATTCTTATTGTTAATATATAGTGTTAGTATGCTCCATATACAAACATTTACCTTGTTCTGTTGGATAAATCTTAGTCATACAAATAGCCTCCTTACTATAGCTATTTGTATTCTTTTAAAATTTTTATTATTTTTTCTGTAGACTCAATCTCTATAAGAGTATCAGCTCTCACACATTTGCCGGATCCATTACTCCTCTTGCGATCCAGGTCGATACCCGTAACAAGATTTAATCCCTTTAGGAAGGGTATCTTCTGAACTCGACTTCCATAAGATAGGAAGTTTTTTAATTCTACAGATTCAATTTCTAGTTTCATTTATACACACCTTTTATAGTTGGCAAGGCAGTGTATGGACGTACACCACCTTGCCCCAAACCATCATATAAAGTAGGAGGAAATAGGATAGTCTGGTCAATCATTTTTCTCACATTTAATTAAGTAACATATAAACATAACACACATTAATATCAGACAAGATATTGTAGTTATTATTGCCATGCCAACTGTTGCCTTTAAGAACAGTACCGAGCATCCTAATAAGAACTCCATCATTCATTCCTTTCGATCTCATATGCCGAAAATGTTGCCGCTGCAACTCTTTCGCCCCATCGAGGATCGTCCTCATTTAATGCCACTTCAGAATAGAAGTCCTCAATACTGTGGCCCCTTAGTTTGTAAGGATTAGCAGAGTCGAAATCCACATCTGAATGCCTCATCTCATGGCGAACCAATCTCTTCTTATCATCAGCAGTCATGATTTCCGTCCATGCCTTCTTGTCTATCCGCATGAGATAATCATATCCCTCACCATTGCCAGACTCATCAATTGTAAAGAACCTCAATAACTCATTAGGTTTCTGTAATGAACCCATCACTAGCTTTCCACCTGACATTCTCTTTTTCAAATCGAACACTATCTTTATGTTACATCCAGCTAGTGTAGGAAAGTATCCCTCTCTACACTCATTCATCATTTCATACACTTCTGTTGGTGCTTCTTCAAATCTCATAAACAAATTTCTCCTTTCTCAACAATTTTAATAATGTCTAATTATACAATTTTTGGTGAAAAATGTAAACATCATATCATCATTTCTTTACTTTTTATAAAACCATCATCTTCTGGCAAATTTTCCTTACCCTCAAGGTGATCAATTTGTTTGAACATGATCCGTAACTCGGCTTTTAAAGAATCACTAATTGTTATATCAACCCTCATAACGATATCAGTCATAAGCTTATAGATTATTCTATACAGAAAATCTATGTGTTTCTTATTTTTGTTTAGTTCATCACGTAGTTCTTGTGCTGGGTCCGTCCATTGAACAAATCCATCAGAAAATGAATTGCTCCATGATGTTGATTCTGTTGCTGGGTCTGTCCATTGAACAAATCCATTGCTCCATGATGTTGATTCTGTTGCTATAGCCATCTCTTATGCCTCTTTCCTAATTAATTCCATATTTTTATCTATCATTCTCGGTATATCAATAAGTGTCTTATACTTACAATGTCTACATAAATCATTTGTCGTACATACATCTTTCTTACAAACTCCGCTAAAGGAACACCAATTTCTTTCTGTTAAATTTATATTTATTCGTCTATAGTTCATAAGTCATGAGCCTCTTCTTTAAATTTTAACATCATTTTAGTTAGTACTGCATTATTAATGTGCTTAGGTGTTTCATAATCCGATATATAGCTTACCATAACCTCGCTGTGGTCTAGCATACCAATGTCTACCTCTCCTTGGTATTTGTCAGAATCCTCTTTTGATATTTTGAAGTCCACGTGCAATTGCAGTGGTGTCTTGCTTAGTACACTATCTACTATTTGCTGATTCTTACCTTCACCATAGTCCTCTGTGAATATAAGTCGTACTATGTTACCACTCACCACCTCCTTTGATATCTTGTCATTAGCGTTCACCTTTATGAAGTGAGGATATTTAGTGAACTCTATAAATTCTAAATCACCATTGTCAAATGTATAATACCCTCTTTCACCACCAACATCATTGAATGTCTGCTGAAGTGGTGAACCAAGATATATTATATTTTTTTGCCTTGAGGGTAAATGAAAATGTGATGAAAATGTTAATTCAAATTTATTGAAAATTGATGCTTTTAATCCTTTATCACAAACATAGTTATCATTCATATTGAATCCATTGATGGCAAAGTGGCCGAAACAATACTTTGCTTCAATATCATTAAAATCTGCGTTCCACGGAACTAATAGAATGTCATTAATTTTTATTGGTTTATCTATTATTGTTATATTATTATGTTTTTGAAATATTTGTAATGAATTTGGTTGGATTTTATTTTTAAAAAAGGTATCGTGATTGCCTACGATTATGTTAACTTTGAGTGGTGAGAGTATTTCGGCTATTTCTAGCGCGGTGTTTAATGTCTTGGTATTGGTGGATTTACGATTATGAAAAAAATCTCCGCCATGGATTATAGTATCAATATCGTTCTTTATACAATAGTCATGAATTTCTTTGAATAATGTTTTTGTTACATTATGCCACACCTCGGAATCATTGTATATTCCGAGATGTGTGTCTCCTAACATCACAATTTTCTTCATACACATCCTTTATTTCTTTTTCTTTTTTTTGACTATATCATTCCTTCTCATTACTTGATAATCTATACCCTTTACGGCATAGTGATAGAACTCATTTTCCTCATCAATCAAATGATAGTTCTTATAGCACACATCCTTTATATCACTATGCTTCTTCTGCTTCTTTATATAATTAACAAAGGCATTGTGTATTACTGTTGTAAAGTAAGAGAATGGATTGGGTCGAGCCTGTTTCTCTGGATCAAAGTTATGCATGTATTTAAAGCAGATCAAAACAGCTTCGGATACCATGTCTTCACGCCATGTGTATCCAGCAAAATTGCCTCTGTTAGAATAATTGATAGCTATTCGCTGTATCATCAATCCTAACTTTTCACCAATATCCCCACTATCTTTGTATTTTATTATCTCTGGTAATAAATCTTTGTTCCTTATATAGTACCTTTCCTTCTTGTCTCTAAATTCCATATATCTCCAGCTTCAAATTAACTATAATTAACTATAATTATTATAACTTATAATTAACTAAATGTAAACATAAAAATTACATTCCTTCTGGCAAATACCAACCATTCGTATATGCGTTTACACTATTACCTACAGTACCAGTATCTATTTTCATTTCTATTTTACCTGTGGTGTCGTCTGCACAGACATTTAGAACAGTATATATTGTATCATTAAGATTAACTTTTGATATAAATGATCCTGTAGATGCGGTCTGCCCATTTGTTCTCCAATATAATGAATTGGAACCAGAAGAATTACCAATATTCCACAATGTTAATTGCGTTCTTATATTTACATTTGTGACTATTGGGACAATCATTGTTAGGTCTGCCCATGAAGTTGTAATGCTGTTACTAAATACAAGTATTTGATCAGCCCATTGTATAAAATTACCACATTGAAAGAACTCTTTAATCTTATTATCTGCATCAGTATACACAGCAAACACTAATCTTGATGTACTATTATATATACCACATCCATCTGTGTCTTCAAGTGTTGGATTGGTTGTTGAGTTAACAAAGCATGTTTCATCAAGCTCTGCAGAAGCATTACTAACAATAGATGCATCATCTAAATAAATATAGTGCCATTGTGATGATCCTAAATTTTCCGAACTTGCATTGGAACCACCAGAACCCAATTGGAACGTTAATTTGTCATTCCAGTAAACCATTTGCTCAGTAGTTCCATCATGGTGATATGCGCCTGGATATATCTCAATAGTAGTACTACTAACCCATCTGAAATATGGTCTTTTATACCATCCTTTGTTATGCCCACTAATATAATAACTACTATTAAGGATACTCTCCCATTTTGTACTAGATCCATAATACACTTTATCGACATCAGCCGCATATATCATTCTTCTTTCGTCTAATGATGTCCATGTTGGTAATGCTGAAACACTCTCTATTTGAATGCTTCCTTTCATATCTATTTGATGATTATCCATTAATTATTCTCCATTAGTTGATTACATTCCAAATGGTAAATACCAACCATTTGCCCATGCGCTAACATCATTACTTCCACCATATTGTTTTAATTCTATTTTACCTGTTGTGTCATCTGAACAAGCGTTTAAACTCATATAATTTATTTCATTATTACCAGTAGTGCATATAAATGATCCTGTAGATGCGGTCTGCCCATTTGTTCTCCAATATAACGAATTGGAACCAGAAGAATTACCAATATGCTGTAAATTCAATTGTGATCTTATATTTATATTTGTGATTATTGGGACAATCATTTGTTTATCAACCCATAAAGTTGAGATCAGCCCAATCGCGCTGGTTAATATTTGATCAGTCCATTGTATAAAATCCCCACATTGAAAGAACTCCACAATATTACCAAATGCATCTGTATATACAGCAAATATAAGTCTTGAAGTACTATAATAAATACCCTTTCCACTATTATCAAGAGATGGATGAGTTGCTGAATTAATAAAACATGAGGCATTAAGTTCTGCCGATGCATTAGCAACAATGGGTTGATCACTTAAATAAATATATTGCCATTCATTAGCATTTAAAGTATCTGAACTTGAGTTTGAACCAACCGGCCCCATAGTAAATGTTAGTTTGTCATTCCAGTAAACCATTTGCTCGGTGGTGCCATCATGGTGATATGCGCCCGGATATATGTCTATAACATTACTACCCATATACTCAAAATGCGGCCTTTTATACCATCCCTTATTATGCTCACTATTATAATAATTGTTATTGATCATATGCTCCCATTTCAAGTCAGATCCATAATAAGCTTTATCCTCATTTGATGAGTACACAACTCTTCTCTCATCTGATGCTGACCATGTTGGTAGTGGTGAGACATCTTCTACTTTGATATCTCCCTTCATGTCTATTCCATAATTTTCCATTTATTTACCGCCTTGTTATACTAATGCTGAATTATACCCATACCCTATGAGATAAAATTCCATAAGAATCTCTCCAGCATAATCAGTATCATCATTACCCCAGTCTGAATGCCAATATACCTCAAATGAATTAGGATAACTGGTGATCTGACCTAAAGGTATTGTTATTTCGCTTACATTTGCCTGTGTATTATAATGATTACTCTCTTTATCAGCAGTATAATAACTAACAACGCTTCCTTCGTCAGTATGAGTTTTTCTAACAGAAACATAAAACACCGGATCACTATAAGGTTCGCCGTCTGTAAAGTCTACAAAACTTACAGCTCTTACAACTATATAATCCACTAGTGCGGGTAATGATGTTAGAGCGTTCCATTTTATTGCATTGTGTTCATAATTCGTAGAACCAGAGTAAACATCATTTGGGCCAACAATAGTCCATGACCCTTCTCTAACATAAGGACCACCACCCCCAGCACTCCAGGGAGCTACTTGTAACGGATTATAGGTAGAGGCATCGAACATTGTTAATGAATTATTAAGATTTGTTATACCGTTCAATAATTGAAACTCTGCATTACTCACCGAACCATCTGCTATTTTTGAAGCATCTATTGCAGCACTATCACTTATTTTAGCATTTATTATACTATCATCTGCTATCTTTGAACCTGAGATTGCAGCACTATCACTTATCTGTAAGTTCATTATACTATCATCTGCTAGCTTTGAACCTGAGATTGCAGCACTTGAGTTTATTTGTAGGTTTGATATACTACCATCTGCTATTTTCGAAGCTGAGATTGCAGCACTATCACTTATCTGTAAATTCATTATACTATCATCTGCTATCTTTGAACCTGAGATTGCGGCACTATCACTTATCTGTAAATCTGTTATACTGTTACTAGCTATTTTTGTGGCATCTATATCAGCGGATGAGTTTATTTGTAAGTTTGTTATACTTCCATTAGCCAATTTTGAGCCTTCTATATCAGCAACTGGGCTTATCTTGTCATTCATTATTGTATCGGTTTCAATTTTATCATTTAATATACTATGAACATATAGCTTTGAGCCATCAATATCAGCAGATGTGTTTATTTGTGAATCCATTATACCACCATCTGCTAGCTTTGAACCATCAATGGCCGCGGCTGAGTTTATTTGTAGATTTGTTATTGTATTATCATTTATATCAGATCCGTTTATAGTAATTGTATTATAAAGCGTATTAATGGTCTTATTAGTAAGTGTTTGGGCATCATCAGTAACAATAACTTGCTCCCATCCAGTACTATCGCCATAATGGATTAAGCCCGTATCAGTAGCATATACTAACCTTCTAGCATCTGCAGCGGATGATACCCATGCTGGTAATGTTGCCATTACCTCCAATTTGATATCTCCCCTCATATCTATTCCATAATATTTCATTTGATCCTTCCTATTATTTTCTTCTTAGTCTCTCTCCATTATAAACTAAATGGATTGTACCCATATCCTACAAGATAAAATATCATACTAGTAAAGTCCCCAGACCACCATAAATCAAATGTATTAGGGTAACTAGCATGTTGACCTAAAGGTATTGTTATTTCGCTTACATTTGCTTGTGTTACTGGATCATCATAATTGTAATTTTGTAGATAGCTAAGATTATAAACAATTAAGCTTCCTGAACTAATAGCACCATATTTTTTAGCATAAATAGTGCCTGTGGTAGTAGTGGTATCATCACGACTGGTCATTTTACTGAAAGCTCTTACAACTATATAATCTACTGATTCTGGTAATGAATCCATAGCAGTCCAGGGATATAAATCAGGTGTACTGTTTGTTGGGCCAATGTGTGTATAAATATCTGGTGTTATAGCTACGGTTATACTAAGTGGAGGACTCGAAACGTCAGCATTACCATTTGTATTGGTGACCATTGTTGCCGCATTACTGATTTCAGTTATACCACTCAATAGTTGAAACTTTGCATTACTCACCGAACCATCTGCTATTTTCGAAGCTGAGATTGCGGCACTACTACTTATCTGTAAGTTCATTATACTATCATCTGCTATCTTTGAACCTGAGATTGCAGCACTGTCACTTATTTGTAAATCTGTTATACCACCATCTGATAGCTTTGATCCATTTATATCAGCGGCTGTGTTTATTTGTAAGTTTGTTATGCTATCATCTGCTATCTTTGATCCATTTATATCAGCGGCTGAGTTTATTTGTAAGTTTGTTATGCTATCATCTGCTAGCTTTGAGCCAACAATCGCAGCGGCTGAGTTTATCTGTAAATCTGTTATACCACCATCTGCTAGCTTTGAGCCAACAATTGCCGCGGCTGTATTTATTTTATCATTATATATACTATTGTCCGCTAGCTTTGAGCCATCAATTGCCGCGACCGAGTTTATTTGTAGGTTTGATATACTATTATTCTCAAATTTAGCATTTGATATAGTATCATTTGCTAACTTTGAGCCATTAATGTCAGCACTATCACTTATCTGTAAATCCATTATACTGTTAATAGCCAATTTTGTAGCAGCTATATCGGCGGATGAGTTTATTTGTAAATCCACTATGGTGTCAGAGTTTATATCCGATCCATTTATAGTAATTGTATTACTAGCTGTATCAATGATCTTATTAGTAAGTAACTGAGTATCATCAGTAACAACAACTTGTTCCCAACCAGCACTATCACCATAATATATTAAACCCACATCACTAGCATATACTAATCTTCTGGTATCGGTTGATTCCCATTCTGGTATTGTTGTTACAACCTCTAATTTTATATCCCCAACCATGTCAAATCCATGACTTTTCATTTACTTGTTCTCCTGTTATTTTATGCTGGATTATACCCATATCCTATAAGTTCAAATTCTACTTCAAATCCCTCATCGTCATGATCTTCTGTGAATTCTGAAGTCCAATATAAATCAAATCTATAATCACTACTCGATAAAGGTATTGTTATCTCGTCTATACTTGCGAATTTCCCCCATCTTGTGCCATCCCATGTATCCCATATAACCAAATTAGCATTACTTGGACTTGCTGAACTACCATATTGTCTAATATAAAGCTTTGCATGAATCGGATCGGCAGAAGAAAATCCTTTACCCCATGTATATCCAGTACTCACAGCTCTTACAACTATATAATCTATGGATTCTGGTAATGAATTTATAGCAGTCCATGCAGTATATGGGGATGGGCCTGTAACATCAGTTGGGCCAATATGTCTCCATATTTCTTTGGGTATGACAGCATAACTACTCCCTCCTATATTAAGTGGAGTATCGGAAACGTTGGCATTTCCATTTGTATTGTTTACCATTGTTGCTGATAGACTAATTTCAGTTATACCACTCAATAACTGAAACTCTGTATTACTTACAGTGCCATTTGCTATTTTTGTGGCATCTATTGCGGCGGCTGAGTTTATTTGTAAATCCTTTATACTATCATCTGCTAGCTTTGAACCTGAGATCGCGGCACTATCACTTATTTGTAAATCCTTTATACCTGCTAGCTTTGAACCCGAGATCGCGGCACTATCACTTATTTGTAAATCCTTTATACTATCATCTGCTATCTTTGAACCTGAGATCACGGCACTATCACTTATTTGAGCATTCATTATTGTGTCATCTGCTATCTTTGAACCTGAGATCGCGGCACTATTACTTATCTGTAAGTTCATTATACTATCACTATCCAGTTTCGATCCATCAATTGCAGCAGATGAGTTTATTTGTAGATTCATTATACTATCATCATCTAGCTTTGAACCATCAATTGCAGCGGCTGAGTTTATTTTATTATTCATTATAGTGTCGGTTCCGATTTTAGCACTTGGTATGCTATTATCATCTAGCTTTGAACCATTAATATTGGCGGATGCATTGATTTGTAAATCTGTTATGCTGTCATCTGCTAGCTTTGAACCATCAATTGCAGCGGATGAGTATATTTTATCATTTGTTATAGTGCCGGAATTTATATCCGGCCCGTTTATAGTAATTGTATTACTAGCTGTGTCAATGGTCTTATTAGTAAGTGTTTGGGCATCATCAGTAACAACAACTTGTTTCCAACCAGAACTACCACCATAGTAGATCAAACTCGTATTACTATCATATATTAATCTTCTTGCATAAGATGATGCCCATGTTGGTACTGTTGACACAACCTCCAACTTCATGTCACCATTCATGTCAAGTCCATGACTCTTCATATCAATTCTCCTCCGAGTTTCTTAAATCTTCTTCTAGTTTTCTTTGAATCCCACACAAATCATCATTGAACTCTAATACCTTGATCTTCAATCTATCTTGTATTTTTTGATCTATCCTCTTTGATGATTCATCAATTGTAAAATCCATGAATATGTTACCTTTTTGTAGTATATTTAATTTCTTATTCTCTTTCTCGATTTTGTTTATTATACTCATGTCAAGAGCATGTTCTTCCATTATGGATCGTATCTTTTCGATGTTCATAGCCTTCTTAGACAAGTGAATCTTACATGATCTAAATTCATTGATGTTACTATCTTTTACTGAATACTCCATATATCTTGAAAGTCGCATAATCTTTTTACCCTATTAATGATATCTCTGCCTCTATGTCTTCATTTATCCATATCTTGATATTCAACTCATCAATGGCCTCGACCATTGATGGCATAATAATACTTCTATTAGATTTCTTCCAAACAGACAGAGCTGGGTATAATGTGTTAAGACCATGATTCAATTCAACATAATAATCACCTGCTGATGCTACTAATGTATCAGCCCATGCAGGAGCAACACCGCCTTTTGTATTAACAGAAATTGGATATATCACAGCACCAGACGATGTAATTGATATTGTTGCGGCTGATGTGGGCCATGTAAGCATATCATTCATCAACTTATTATTCACTACTTTATTAGGATCTACGTTATTATTTGTTTTATCAACTGATTGTAAACTGTGAACAGCATTTCCTGGTAATGTATATGAAATATGCTCTTCCCAATCATAGGCCATTTGATTACTGATCATTTTATTTTTTATAGTACCGGTATCCGTTTCATCTACTATATATAGCTCTTCAAATATATCTAAATCATCTATACTACCACTAGTCCATACTATTTTCATTTTTTGTGTAGGCAGGTATCCACCAGAGTTTGCATCCTTTACATAAAAATCAAATGCACCGGATGGTTCAATTGATGATGTTGTGAGAGGCTGTGTTATCTCATCCTCGTTAGAATCAAAAATGGTTAGATGTGTACTCGTACCATTTTTATATACATGTACAGAATCACCAATTATTGGCTCACCGTCTTCATTTTTAAGAGTATACCAAAAATGTTTTAATGCCATATTCTAAATTCCTTTGTTATCCCATAATAGTAACATTGAGTTCTTCTTCACTTGACATCCATATCCTTATTTCTGAATCTGATATGGACTGTACTTCTGTTGGGTTTACTTGCTTGCTATTCGATGTCTTATAAACAGAAACAACAGGATAGTCTCTATTCAAGTTATGATCTATGTCTGTATAATACTCACCACCTGATGCTGTCCATGAAGTCGCTGTGAACTCTCTTACAACCGCGGCTGATGCGGCAATAGATACAGCACCCGCATTTGTTATAACTGACCAAAAATAGTTCATTACATTATTACTTACAAGTTTATTATAATCAGTATTTGTGTCATTCCAATCTACAGGCTTTAATCCATGAATGCTTGATGATGTACTGTCTTTATGTGACTCCCAATCATAGGCTAGTTGATTACTGATCATTTTATTCTTGATATCTTTATCTGTACTTGTGTAATCGGTTTCTATGACACTATAAGTATTTGGATATACATTTATGTTATCTATAGATCCATTCGATAGACCGGCTCTTGTCCATGTGATTTTAAATCTTTGACTAGCTGTATAACCACCGGCCCATTCTAATCCATCACCGAACCAACATTCAAAAAAACCATCACCATCTGTTGTTTGTGCTGTTGCTAATGATGTTGTTGAATTACCATCTGTTGGATGTGTAAAAATACTCGCTTCTGTTGTTGTGCCCGCAAGATATATACTTACATTCACGTTCTCTAGTGGAACTCCTGTATCATTTACTATATATTGCCAAAAATGAATTCTCATATAAACTCCTACCTAAATTTCATAATTTTATAAAATAATTTTAGTGTCACATCTGCTGGTTTAAACAGAGGACTACAATCTGTATAAAACACCATTTCATCCTCATCATTAAAAATACCTATCTCTGTTATATTTATATCTTCATTCTTAGAAATATCAAATTCTAGTATAAACATATTATCTGGATCAGAATCACTATCTCTATATGATATAAAACTACCACTTGTGGCCATTGTCTCTATATCATTTTCTTCTAATGGGCGCCAAGTGTCCGATGATCCAGTGCCAGCTTTCCAATAAGATGCTGAAACCGATAGAGTAAGACCAGAAATATCAGTAGGTGACTCCTGCACACTAAAACCCGATCTAGCCCATATAAACTCAGCATTGCCAGTTATGGCCTCAGGAAATGTTATAACAGTATCATTGAAATCATGTGATATTGTTAATGGTATTACCTCTTCATTGGATGAAAATGTTTGAGTTATTAAAGAATCCGTATTTAGGTTATGATTTATATCCCATGTTGTTGATGCCACGGTCTGCTCATGTGTGTAATCTGATTTTCTTACAACTGCTGTTATAGTCATTGATGCGCTTGCGTTTTTGGTAAATGTTGCAGTCAATTGATCACTAGAATTTATTTCTACTGTATGCGGTAATATTCTAAAACCATCATTCCAATATTGTGACAATACACCTGTTGCTGCAGATGCTGAATATAAATTGTGTGTTATTATTTGTTCATATGTTTCTGTCATACTTTAAATTCCTTATACATCATTGTAATAAAGTGCTGCTACTATATCTACACAATCGTATTATAAATTTCAATTAAGTTGAATGTCCCGTCAAAATAATGAAGATGTAATCCATTGCTATGGAACACACCCCACTTGAAAACATTATCCATAGAATAAGTAGCCATATCGATACCAGACATATTACCAGTATACCCAACATCAATACTTGGTGATATTAATTCCCCATCTTTATAGCACCTGATTCCGCTATCAATCCCAGACTCAATAACAATTATCAATTCATGTTCTTCACCATCATTGTCAAACACATCGTTATTCAATGATGCCCAATGGCCCAAGGTCGTTGAGTAGGTAGGGGGTCTACAAGTTACTGCTAAGTAACCAGTTGAATTGGTGATGGAATACACTCCATCACCAAACGCATTTGCAGTGCCACCTAAAACATAATATGTGTCTACGTTGTCTATATATTTAATTCTTATTGTATGGCTTGCATTAAAATAGTCTGGGTAGGTTGTAGTAGGATTGAGCCTTTCATCAGTACCATTTAATTTTACTCCACTACCCGTCCATTGTGTATCATCTCCTGAGAATCCCTCTAATGTGATATTAAAGTTCGATTCATCATCGACTGCCGTCAAACCAGTTGTTTCATCGAACACATAACCAACAACGCGATCCTCAATGGCTGGCATATCAGACACAGTAAAACTTGTTTGATAATCCGCCATTGCTATTAGTGCTCTGCCCTTTACACCATAAACAAATGAAACCTCTAATGTATCAGAATCCAACTCTTCAATATCTAATGGTAACATTACACTTTCATTTGTATCTTCGACTTGAACCAATACTCCATTTGGCCCTATATTATGAACAATATTCCATGTATCAGAACTAACAACATTTCTATGGTCATATGTATTGGCGCCAAATCCCGCAGATGATAGTTCTGATGATAGGTACTGCGCGCCAGTAAACTGGGTTGTTAGATGTGCGATTTCATCTGAATCATATGTTGATATTTCTTCAACATCTGTACCATCTATTACGCCATCTGGTGCAAGAAGTTCAGTATATGTTACATATCTTGATACGGGTTTTGTATAATTCCAATATCTTATTAGCTCATCTATTATATCTTCATTTATTATATAATCATCGCTCATTGGTTCAGATGTTAAATCTATTTCTACCTTATAGTGAGGTGATAGAATTGGATTACCTGTAGCACCTGGTGCTGGTTCTATATCAGTATAAACAGGGTACAAATCTGGATCATATCTTAAATAATAATCATTTCCCGCTGCGCCAGATGGTTGAATACTATAATATTCAAGAATATGATGATCGTCCCAATCCGCTTTTAATGGTGTATTATATGATTCTGATAGATTCCAGTCATGCCATCTTTCGTACACATTCAAAGTGTTAGTAGTGTTAGTAAGAAGGAATTTATATACAATGTATATAGTTGAATAATCGCCCTTTCTCTTCAAGAAGTATATTAGATTATCAACCCATTCTCTTAATGCTGTTTCAGTTGTTAAATCATGCTTTATTTCTATACCATACTCATTCGCTATATACTCTAAGAATCTTATATCAATTTCTTTAGAATCTCTCATTGACCATATATTCTTTGTTAGATTATATATAGAATGATGAGTTCCATCAAAGTATGCTTTTAGCCAATCTTCCATTGCTGTTGTTCTGTTTATAGGTGGCAACGCTCTCAGCATGTGATCCTTCAATCCTTGAAATTCTACTGAATACGTATTGTTTGATTCTGATGATGCCCATATTTTACCAAAGTATAGAAATCTCTTATTTGTGTTGAGATAGTCTCTATAACTACTACTATTATTTAATAACCATGTATAGAAATATGAACTTTTACGAAAATACAAATCAGATCCATTTGTTATTGTTGTTACATTGCTAGCTAATGAGTTGGTTGATGATACTCCTTCATATGTGAATGTAAAGATATTACCATCTACAGTAGGTGATGTGAAATTATGACCCACCCAACCATAATCTGAGTTGTCTTCGAACAATTCTGTATATGTCCCACCTTCCATTACCATTGTGTGTTTTGGTGCATAAAGGTATGAGTTATGTGTGCCTGTTCTAACATCAGTTGTACTTCTAAAATACTCATCAAGAATAGACCAGTTACTATCTGAAAATTTTGTCACTTCTCATTTCTCCTTATAATATTTCCTCTTGAGAGATATATACAGAATCAGACTGTAGAATAGGAAATTGATTATACCCTAATTGAATTCTTCTCAATATGTTATCTCGTCCAGTATATGGTTGTTCAATCCAGTATGGATAAGTTGTTGTTGTACTATTAGGTTCATTCATAGTAATACTAATATTTATATCACGTACATTCAGATTTCTTATTCCAGCAATATTTGTGAAATTATTTGTTGGTGAAATCTGTGTTGTGTCAATTATATAGTCAATTATATTATTAAAACTTATGATCTCACCAAATTCATGATTCGATGCTCTGAAATAGTATATCAATTTGTTCTTTATGTCAGTTGATATGTCTAAGAATGTAAATACTTTCTTTATTCTACATGAGAACTCAAAAGAGAAATACGCAAGAGTCGGTAGATCATATACTTCATATACTGATATCATCTTTCTTGACTCTAGGTATGTTTTTAATGTATCTGTCCATGTTTCTGAGTATGCTAATGGTATCAGTATATTACCCGATGTACTCCAATCAGTAGTCCATGCACTTGTAGTTGTGGAAATTGTGCTATTCGTCCATGTTGCTGGTATTGTTGATAAATGAATCTTGTTGTATTCTTCAATAGACCCACCGGATGGTGATATGTCTTGTTCTCCCCATGCGTTCGCGGCGTCCATATCAGATCTCTCAGTAAGGAATGTTTTATAATCTGTCGCTGTTACATTACGGAATTGTGTTCTTAGAGTAGATTGTGAATTTTCTTTAATTTCATCAATTGTCTCGGGAGAAGCGGCCCCTATTGATGCTGCTGATATTGATAGACTTAAACTAGAATTGGGTAAATCAGATACGACATTACCTACAGTTTTTTGAGCTAACACATCATCAATTATTGTCCATTCATCTGTTGCTATATCTTGATTTATATCACCATCTGTTGCTAGTGAATCTAAACATTTGATAGTTATTGTATCACTAGAAGTAGGAATGTTTCTAGCTGAATTGAAGACAAGTTTACTTCGTTCATATCTATCATATATGAACATATATACATCATCAGTCGAGAGTGGTGTTATATCATCATAGAAATCCGTTACTCTTGTCCATATATCGTTATTTACAGTAACTTGTATCGATGGGTAATCATCATCCACATCATCATCATAAGCATAACTATAAGGCAATACTAGTTCATTATCTATAAGATCATCACCAGTATATCCTGTTATATCAATGATTTCACCTTGTCGTAAAACAACTGGTATTGTTCCGGTATCACTTGTTAATGTAATAGATTGTGCTGCTGTTGTGGCGAAATATATTGGATCATTACTATCTGTTTGTCTACCAGAGTCTAGTTGTTTCCATGGCAATACAGTTATTGTATATCCAGACTGGTGTCCAGATACGGCACATGAAAGAGTAACTCTTGAACTCCTTGTCCCTTTTGCATTGTATCCAACCTGCTTGGCAAGCCTATTAATACATTCATAGATATCTGATGTTTCGAGATATACGTTTTTCGCTATCTTGTTCAAGAAAAAGTTATTCTGATCAGCAAACCATGCCATCAATTCTATTAAGATTGATATATTAGATCCTCTATAATCATAGTCTCTAAATGTACCATCTTTTTGTAGCTCTTCTTTCATTTTCTCTATAACTGTATTAAAATCTAGTGCTAAATAATCCGGAACTAAAGTACTCATTATGTTTCCTCTCTCTTTCATATTTATTATATTGAACTGTATATCGCATATTGTGATAGTTACCTTGATAAAATAAAAGAAATTGCTTCTTCTATACTTGAACCAATAATAGTAAATCGTAGTCTACAATTATACAGACCTTGCCTATAGTCTGGTTGAATATCGATACCATTTATGCTTATGCGATCTTCCCAATATTTTATGGAATCAATAATCCTTTGTCCTAAGAGCCTTGCTGTTAACTTGTCTTGAGGCTCAAATAAAAGACCTCTGATGTCTGCGGCAAATCTTGGCATCATTCTTCGTGTTCCTTGACTTGTTCCTAGAATGTTTTTCAGACTGTTAAGAATGGAGTCAACATTTGTGCCTTTTTTTATGTCACCACTCGTATCCTTTATCATATCAGCATCTATATCTGACCAAATATATTCTGTTGCCATTATTTTATTCCTCTTTACTCTTTACTGGTAAGGGATTCAACGTTATTCTGTGATCCTTTGGTTCATTGTGTTTCCATAACGGAGTGATGGAATCTTTTACTTTCTGGGTCTCTTTTATACTCGTATTTTTTACTAATTTCTTTTTCTCTCTATATTTTTTTTGTCTTTCTCTCGCCAACTCTTTTGATTTAGCTTTCTTGGCACTCGCCTTTCTTGCCTTCTTCATACAGCTCCGACAATATGGTTGCATGTTGTCCTTTCTACTCTTATTACAACCGAACTTATTATAACCTAGCATTATACCACATGCCGGACATTTTTTAAAGGCCATATGTTATATCTCTCTCTCCTCTCTCTCTCTCTATACTCTTATATTTATGTTTTAAGTGGCTCATATGCGATATATGCAGCATCTAATTTTACTTTATCTTTTCCTAAAATAGTTTTAGCTTCTGTCAATGAATTTATGTTTGCTTGTATACCATATGTCGCTACAGTATTAATACTAGGATTATCGGGATCAGTAAATGGTCTATATATATGATCTATAGCCATTGGGTATGCTAGGCTTTCCTGTCTGTTATATTGGGATATGTCTTCTGCAGATCCAGTACCATTAAGCATATCTCCACTTATATATGTTTCATCCACCGGCTCATGCAAAGGAGTAGTATACTTTATTAACCAGTCTGAAAGATTACCATCAATATCATCATGCCCATATGTACCGCCTTTTACAATTGCAAACAACTCGGTAGGGTTGTCATCTTGAATTTCTATTAACTTAGCATCTATATAAGCATCCGATGCCGATACCGGTGATGTTAACACATTAGCTATGATATCATCTCTCTCTATTACTAATGCAGCAATCTGTATATCCAGTTGATTCATTGAAGCCGATATTGCTGCCGATTCACTTACCATTCCATCCACATAATCATTAAAACTCATATTTTACCCCGCTATCACATTTGAAGAGCCTTTTATTATTGTGCCTGTATAACAACCACTGGCAAACTTATCACCCAATCTTGATACTGATAATCCATTTGCTAGCGTTTTACTAGCTCCTTTGATTATTGTGCTTACATGCCCGCATCCAGACACAATTTTATCTGATACTCTTGCACATGACTTTCCATTGATCATTACATTTTGGGAGCCTTTGATTATTGTCCCAACTGATGGTATAGGACTTTCATGACAAGTACATGTTCCAAATCCTTTATCTCCTATACTTGCTACTGATGATCCCATATTCTTCTCTTCTCCCTTCTCCCACTCTACTAATTTAAATTAATTGTTCCTGTTGTTGTTACTGTACAATTTCCTGTTACAGTTATATCAGCATCTCCGGACCCTGTTACATTTATTTTTCCATCACTATCTATTTCAATCTCTGTTCCTTTGTGTATAGCTTTCATTGTTTCACTACCCTCATTTGAGTCTATTTCTATTGATTGACCACCTGGTAATTTGAACACAAAGACACCCGGAACAGCGTCTGTGTTCCAATCTGCTTTAGATGGGACACCTGCGAAATATATTGGGTTCAGTATATTCTCGTTCTCAAAGAATATCAACACATGAGCACCGATTTGTGGAATACCGAATATACCAGTCCCAGTACCAAACTCTGCTGTTGACATTGCCGGTTCACACCACGGTAGGTATTCTGTTGGTATACCATCTAAATTAGTTATTGATAAACTATTATCTGGAGAACCAGCTTGAGTATGTAGTCCATGTATTCTACAACGAACACGACCAGCGCTTTCAGGATCATCGACAGCCTCTACTACTCCACGATATATACCTCTTATCCTTGTATCATCTCTTATGAGATCTTTGAGTTTGTGTTTTATCATTAAATCCCCACTATCGAATTTTTACTAGTTGATGGTTTCCATTTAACTGAGTCATATAGAGAATCGTCTTCTTGTTCTGAATATCCATTCTTTATAAGTACGGCTTTCTGTAAATATGGGTCTTGTTGAGATTGGGAACCTATGAAAGAATGCGTTATTGACTTTATAAGATACATACCCTTATAGGACAAGTTGAACCCAGCGAATTTACCAGCGGGCTCAACTGAACTCGGCCATTGAATATCGATCAGTTGTCCAGCAAATCTCTTTTCATGACCATTTAGTGTTACGTTCACTACGTTCTGTAAGGCGTATCGTTGTGACCATTCGGAATAGAATATATTCTTTATTATATCACCTTCACTCTCACCCCAATTCTCATTCGTTGACGCTGAATCACTCATATCTGGGAATAGCGTTTTCTTACCTAACATTATCATACTATCAACACCATCTGAGTACTTTAATTCAGTATTTATAAGACTCTTATCATCCCAATTGTATCCTCTGAATGTCCCACCTCTTAAAAATTTATGAGCCATCTTATCAGTACCGGATATAGTCCATTCCAATATTTTATTTGAAATTGATATATCCCTATTACTGAATACATATGTATCTGGGTCAGCTTTCCCATATTCATCATTGAGTAAATAATCCAATGTATATAGATTCGTTGTCATTGCGTTATTTCGTGTATTATTATAACACAGATAACCAGAATTTCCTGATATATTACCTTTTGCTCGTTTCATTAAAAATGTCAAGGCTTGTTGTGGTGTCCAATATGGCATTACGAACCCATTTGTCATTATAGTATCACTTGGCTCATATTCAAGAGTGCTCTCTCTGGTGAGCGTTGTCATATGATCGAATATATCAGTCATGATACTATCTACTTTAGTATCTTCAGCCCACCCTCGACTATATCTCCTAAACGCGATTTGTTGAAATCCAGGATCTACGAAAAAGAGTTCTATCATTCCAAATGATGATGGGTCCATTGTTTGTGTCATTGATATTTCATTGACCTTCCATATATCAAATAATATTCTTGTCTCTGTCTCTTTTCCATATGTGACTAGTATCTGTTCATTGCCAGTAAAGGGGCCGAGTTCTAAGAAGTTGTACTTGTCATAGAATACGAGTTTTCCTGTCATTGAGAATTTGAAGATATCTTCAATAAAATACAGATCCATAACGTCTTCTGTATCTAGTTGTATCATCTTATCTTTAAATACTAATGTTACAGCAAATATTCCTTCATCAACCGCTGTGTCGCCTTTTTCATCAAAGCTCATATTATAAAATACTCTCCTCTATCCAAGTGTTGAAACCATCTTCTAGAGATAATCCACCATATTTTTCAGATTCACGTAATTTCAAATATGTGATCAATGATATACAATCAAAGATGTAATAGCTTTTACACTTTATCATTATTTCTGTATACGATGAGTTTATGTATTTCTTTAAATTTTTATCTGTATAGTTATCAACATTATCTATCATACCAACATGTAAGATATGAGCATATAGATCATCTATATGTTCATTCCATATATATTTGAATTTTCCAATTGGAAAACATAGGCCAGGTTTACCATATTGATTTGTTGTGCTAATTATAGAGGACGCGAATAGACCCTCACTTCTGGGTTTCCAACCAAATTTATCATAGAACATATCATCCAATATCACATGTGTACTTGAAGACATATCAGTTGGTTTTCTATCTGTTCTAACATTTTTCTTGTCTATTATCTTTCCTTTATATCCTCTATATAGAGTTTTCTTCTTGAATGACTTTATTGCTGATAGCCATGGTTTACAGTCCTTTCTGACATTGGCTATAAACTTTTCTGTTTCTGTTTTATTTGACTCTGTTATGTATTGTGTTAGTCTCATATTTTTCTATACCTACTACCTAAAACCCTATATACCTAACACCTTCTCTAAAGTTGACTGAGTTGCTCAAGATCAGTCATCAACGTGTAGATATAGCTCTCTTTCAAAACCTTCAGATTGTCTCCGGTGCTCAATTCTTCAAATGGGTTAACGACATTATTCACCATGGCGACAATCCACCAAAGCTCTGGATCATTGTAAACATTGAAGGCCACATCGTCCCAGAACTCATCATTAGAAACCTCGTAAGTATCATAAAATACAACATCTGATATTACTTCTTCATTCAGTCGATATGATCTAAAGAGATTAAGGAACTTTGTCTCTCTATCCTCATCAAGAAATATAGGGTATAGTTTCAATGAACTAACACTACCCAGCTTGACTTCTGTACTCCTATAATATGTTGTATTTAGCTTTGTTACTGCCATAACCTACACTCCTACCCTACTACCCTACTACCGACACCTGTATATTATATAAAAACTACACCCTTTCTCTTTTATATTTATACACAAAAGTATAAAACAAAGTTCATTTACAAAATATATTTTTTATGTTATTATTAAGAAAATAAAGTATAAATAAAGGTGTAAATATGGATCAAATTGAAGTGGTACCAGTCGGAACAGAAGTTGAAATTGTTCATCTTGATAATGTGGGGTTTATAACAGGGATCTATATAAGAGAAAATGATCATATTACATATGATGTGGCTGTATGGGATGGCAAATCAAGGAGTTGTTACAATTTATCACATTTTGAGATAAAACCAAAGGTAAATACTAAGAAGATAAAAATCGGATATAAGGGTGTATAGGTAATAATATTTGATAATGACCAGTAAGTACATGAAATCTATACTTACTGGTGTGTAACTTGTAAATAAAAAGAAGGTAGGGAGGTAGAGTGAGTGCGTATGAATGAAAATCTTAACTCAATTGTGCTAATAATCATCGCGATTATTCTTGTATTCATGACCACGGAGGTTATCAATATACATGATCTTCTTAAAAATGATAACAACCTCAAGATAGAGAAGAATATTCATTTTAATAGATGGTATGATATACAAGCATTTAAGGGAACACAGATAAATGTTACTGAGATAGAAGAGTGGAATCCATTTACTGATAAAAACATGCTAAAATATAACTATAAGAATATGATGAATGAAAAACTTATGAAGGAGGAGGGTAGTATAAAATGAAATATAAAACAGCTAGAAGACTATTAAATAGGAATAGATGGAGAATCGCTCGTAGTAGAGCACAGGAGGAGGATAAGATCAGACCACCGAGTTTGAGAAAACGAATCACTCAAGCAATGAAAATACTGAACAATGAAAATACATCATGATATACTGTATTGTATATGTAAGTATATCAATAATATAATAGTTATCATATTGACAATTGTAGATATAATGATAACAATATTTCTAATAAGTAGAAGTAGTAGTAGAGGAATGAATAAAATGATGAATAGAGATCATACTATAATCAAAAGAGTAGTAAAAATAATTCAAAGTTGCACAACACACTCACAACTTGAGACTGCTAACACTTATTCAAACCTAGCCATAAAATACTATTCTAAGGCTATATTGAAATATAAAATACATAGACACCTCTTTGAACTGATAGACTTAAAACGTAAAAAGATTAATAAAGGTATAGGTAAAGGTGTATAGTAAAATAAAGGTATAAAGGTATAAAATAAAGGTATGGATACTCATGAACTTATTCAATATATACGCAATACATCATTTCAGCCTAACCATTTCTCGGATCTAGAAGTGGTATCAAATGGTAATAATATTCACTTAATAAGTACAATTGATGAACTAAATCTGTTACCGGGTTATTATACTAATCATGATTATGGTCTGTATGGATATCTTAATAAGAATGATTTGCGACTACATTTGGAGCATACAATAAAAAAGAACTACATTTTCGATTCAAAAGATGAAGCAGAAGATACTATATATAACAAAATCAAATATAAGGTATACCATTTACTACTACTATGAGACTATGAGGTGTAGTAGTAGGTGGGTTTAGATAGGTAGTAGTAGGCATAGTAGGCATAAGCATAAGCATAAGATTACTACTACTACTGTTATGACACGAGAAAGAGAGAAAGAAAGAAAGACTACTAAGCATAAGCATAAGATCATATAATATAACATTATAAGTAATATAAGCATAACATCAAGGCATATAAGATATATAACATTATAAGATCATATAACATTATAAGATATATAAGCATAACATCAAGGCATATAAGATCATATAACATTATAAGATATATAACATCATAAGTTATATAAGCATAAGTAATATAATTTGATATACTTACCTACATAGTAGTATATTACTTACTATTACTACCCAGTATAAGCGAGTAGTAGTATACCACAAAGTGGTAGTTAATATAATGCTCCTTTTGTGAGCCCAGAAAATCCCACCCATAATGTCTCACATTCAATTACACTAATAGAGGCACCCACACCCTATTCACTATATCTCTCCCTCTCCCTCTCCCTCTCCTTTTTTGCAGGCCCAGAAAATCCAAGATAAAGTGCATCACATTCGCATAACCCCGATTTCACGTTCCCTGGGGCCGATTCGCACGTTCTGGAGCCATATAACCCCGATTTCACGTTCTGGAGCCGTTTCGCACGTTCTGGAGCCATATAACCCCGATTTCACGTTCCCTGGAGCCATATAACCCCGATTTCACGTCCCCCCTGGAGCCGCACCCTTACACCCACCCTATATATATCTCTCTCTCCTACATAGCGCTTCATATTGTCCTACATAGCGCTTCATATTGTCCTACATAATTTTACCCATTGTCCTACATAGCGCTTTACCTATTGTCACCCCCTACCCCCCACCTACATGCCTACCTTACTCTATTCGCTACACATACATATACACATACACATATACACAATGTCTATATATTTACCTACTTCGCCGCCACCACCTACACATACACATACACACATATACACAAAACGCCACCACCTACTTCGCCTCATTATTTGAGGCGATTATTTACTATATCTGGTCAAGTGTAGGTAGGTACGCTCTATGTAGCGTGCGCCATAGTGAGAATATATACAATATATATGTTGTACGCATGCCGATTTTTACAATATATATGTTGTAATTATAGAAAAGTGGGTTGAATTGGGCAAATTACAAGAATTGGGGGTTGAATTGGGCAAATTACAAGAATTGGGGGTTCAAAGTATGGTAAACTACAAGAATTGGGGACAAAGTGCCTCGAATTGGGCAATTTTGTTGGCATAGGGGCGTAATTTGATTCTACCATATTTGAACAGTCACTCAGTACTCTTACACACTTACACTACTATTAAATAAAAATTTTTGGCCGCCCAATTTACACTATTACCCACTTACTCAGTACTCACTTACACTACTATAATATAAAATTTTTGGCGGCCCGATTTACATTATTACCTACCTACCCACATTCGCACACTCAGTATACTTACCTATCCACCTACACTCACTTGTACACCACTATAATATAAAAATTTTTGGCGGCCCAATTTACCCACTTACCCACTTACCCACTCACTTACTACTAGTAAATAGAAATTTTTGGCGGCCCGATTTACACTATTACCTACACACATTTACCCACACTTACACCCACCTACCTACCTACCTACCTACCTACACACATTTACCTACCCACTACTAGTAAATAGAAATATTTTTGGCCGCCTACCGATTTTAGTAATCCACTACTACTATACAGAAAATTCGCTAGTGGCAAAAATAGTGGCAAAATCATGATCCAAATACACCCCAAACCCAAGTTTATACTATATATTTTATAGATTATATTTTACAAAATATATTTTACGCCGCCCGTAGGGGGCCAAATCGCACCTACCCCAGCTATATACGCCTATAAATGCTCTATTATTCAGCATACCACTACTTATACACAAAATAGTAAATGTGATATACTATATAATCTACTAAATATTTTTACGCCTATAGGGGCCAAATCGCACTAACACCAGCTATATACATCTAAAAAATCTCTACTTACCTTACTACTATTACTACTACGGAATAGTAAATGTGATATACAAATATAATCTACAAAACATATTTTACGCCGCCCGGGGCCAAATCGCACCTACCTACACCTAAAAATGCTCTATTATTCAGCATACCACTACTTATACACAAAAATACACAAAACATATTTTACGTCGCCTGTAGGGGCCAAATCGCACCTACACCCCAGCTAAAAATGCTCTATTATTCAGCATACTACTACTTATACACCTAAAAAATCTACAAAATATATTTTACGCCGCCCGGGGGCCAAATCGCACCTATCAAAATATAAAAATGCTCTATTATTCAGCATACCACTACTTATACACCTAAAAACACAAAAATAATCTCTCTCTCTCTCTATATACTACTACACAGCATACTAAAAGAAATTTGACTTTTAGCATTTACAATCTAGATAATTTATGATACTATATAGGTATATATAAAGGTGTAATATTGTATTAAAGGTGTATGTAAATAAATTGAGTTAGGTATGGGGTGTATAGGTAGTAGTATATGGCAAAAGATAAGAGGTTTAATAATCCATTTAAGATTGGTGATAGAGTCGTATTACGAGAGTTAGGTGAAGTACGCTCCTTTATTAGAAGCAATCCGGATATGCGTGGCACGATAGCTAACAATGTCAACTATAAAAATATAAAAGAATACATGTATCTTCATAATTTAGAATATATAACAGTTAAAAGAATAGATGGTAATTTTCTAAATTTTTATCCTGAGCGGAGTAAGTGGAAATTTAATGAGATTGGTGGGGTATATTGCTTTAGATTAAAATTATATAAAGAGCAGTTTGATGGATTTGAGCTAGAAGAGGAGTTGTTTCTAGTATGAGCAATAGAAATAGATTTAAACCCGGAGATAAAGTAGTATTAAGAGATTTGAATGAAATTAAATTCAATGCTTGGTTGATTAAATCCCATACCGATAAATTAGATAAATTATATTCAAATACTACTTATATGTCGATAGAATATGCTGATGGTAATCAAGTAAAATTATATACTGATGATTTAAAATACTATTATATGCGATTTAAATTATATAATGATTATCAATTGGAAGAAGATCTATTCCTAGTATAGCTATAGCCTTGGATAAATTGATATAACAGGAGTCACCTTGGCTAGACCAGGAATACCACCGGCAAGAGTTTGTTGAACATCACTAGTAATACCTCTTCTAGCAACATCTTCGGCTTGACTAGCAAAATATCTAAGTACACTTTCTTCATTACCAGATGAAAGAGAATCGTATATTGCTGTTGTTCGTTTTAATTTTGTGCGAGCATCCATTAATCCTTTAATCAGATCAGGTGTCGTGACTGTTGGTTTTAGTTCTTCGAATGTTGCCAACCATTCTGCATTAGACATTTCGGCAGTATTCGTATTATCAATAACATTAACTGAGGAACCGTGAGCAATTGTTGTTCTAAAGAGCGGTGATAGATCTTTAAATGTAAGTGTTAATTTACAATTAGACGGATATCCATCTATATAAGGAGCGCTCCATGTTGGCTGTACAGAAATTAAGGCACAGAACTCATATAGTAGAAAGTTATTAGGTGATGTTTCAAGTCTCCATATATAAGGAAATTCATATTCAGTACTATTGTTATCTTTTATGGCAGGTGATGAATACATCATTAGATCATGAACAACATCCGTTACACTTCGTTTTATACTATCACCTTCTTTTATTCTACCTGTATCTTTACTCGATGCCATCAATATAAATTCCATAGTTATTTCTCTTCTACCAGAATCCATATATCTTAAAGGAGTATCTACTTTAAATTTAGGAACATTTGTTCCGGCCATTTTTCCAGCAGCACGCAATGCAGAATCAAAGGCACTTGTAGTGGATACACCAGGTTTTTTACTATCACCTTCTATAGATTTTTTAATATTTGCAAATGTGTTACCAACAGCTTTAAGCTCATTTGATAATTTAGCACCGGCAACAATCTTACCCATTAATCTCGATTGAATAGAATCAAATCCTTCCCATGAATGACTTATATTTTCTGATATATCTGTAGGGGCTAAAAATGCAAAAGTAGGTCTGTTCTCACCACCAATAGAAATTGATCCACCCCTATCAGCAGAGTTTTGATTCTCTAACTTTAATGGCACCATATGAACCCAAAGAGCATTTTTCCAAGTTGTATATGGAGAAAAGTCTGGATTTCTAATAAGAGTATTTCCTTTAAATGCGAACTCGTTTGCTGATGAATTCACATCTCTATTGAAACCCTTCTCTATTGACATCCCGCCGCGTTTTGGCATATTGTTTTACTTACTCCTTCTCTTTAGTTATAGTGGTTCGCCATGTTTAATCCATAGGCTTCATTTTCATCTACTATAGGTTCTCTTCCAGTGCCACCATAAGCACCACCAGGTAACAACATAGCATTGTTTCCACCACCTTTATTACCTTCTTTAAGTACTTTTATCATATCATCTATATTCTTACTAATTATTTTTTGTGTTTGTGTTGCTTCTTCAGATTGACCCATTTTGTTCATAAATTTTTGTTTTTCAAGTCCATTTACAGCATCTGAAACACTAGAAGGAGAAGGCATTGGAGTAAGTTGTTTATTTTCCTCATCGCTCTCTCCAAATAAATTATTCCATCCACTTTTTATTTTGCCTACTATATTTTTTATAGTAAAGAACTCTTTAAAATAATCAACTAAATCTATAAAAAATCCTTTCACAAAATCAAACATAGATGTTATTTTATCTGTAACAATTTTCCAACCGTTCTCTACTATTTTCATTGAAGCAGCTATATATTTACCGGGGTCTTTAAATAATCCAACCACAAAATTAACTACAGTACTTATAATATTATGAAACATATCAATTACAAATTGACCAGGATCAATATCAATATCAAAAAATCCTAGTATTTTTTTAGGAAGCCATCCCAGTACTTTTAATGGAAATTCAAATAAAGTATCGAATATTCCTAATAGAATTGCTTTGGCTGCTTCTACTTTATCGCCACTACCTGTAAAAATACTCTTGATAGATGTACCAATGTTAGTAAACCACTCTCCAACTGATTTGAAGAACGAGGTAATTGGTTCGATTATAAATCCTCCCCGATCATTTATCCATGTTGCCATATCCCAGAATATTTTTTTAATACTTTCTATTACATCTGTAAAGTATTTTTTAGGATCTTTGAATAGTTTAACAGCTTCTTCTACAACCCAACCAATAACTGAATGAAAAAAATCTTTAATTTTTTGTGTAGCATCGATTTTAATACCAAATAGACTAAAAAGTTTATTTGTTATCCAGCCTATTAGTTCTATTGGAAATCCAAATAAACTATCAAAAGCAGATCTCATTGATGCTTTAAGTTTTGTAACCACATCACCTTCGGTTGTAAAAAAAGCTTTTATGGTATCAAATAGAGCAATGCCTATAATAAGTGGCCATGCTATCCATTTAAATCCAAATGCGAATCCTTTAAAAAGCTTCCCTAATATTTTGAACTTTGATGCCGCTTTAATAAATTTTCTTCCGTATTTCTTTATTCTCCAAAGAAAAACACCAACTCTTCTAAAAAATCTTCCTACTACTGGTAATGCTTTTAATATTTTCCCTATTGTTTTTATTGGCAAAAGTTTACTAATAAGCAGCATTGGCTTACTAACAAGACCAAAGAGAGCACCAACTGCGATACCAATCAATACTGCTAATGTTCCAAATAATCCCAGAAATACTCTTTTAACTTTACCACCTTCTCTAGCATCTTTCTTTTCTTTTCTTCTAAAAACATTAAATAGATCACCCATGAATTTTTGTTGAATACCAGTATTAATAAACAAAGTTTTCCATACACTTTTCATCGAATCAAAAAATCCTTTAAATGTATCTTTCATAAAATCATATGCTTCTGCAACAGGCCCTAATATTTCTCTTAGATGCCCCGATATGGCGCTATACATTTTTTGAAAATATGATTTTATACCACCACCAATATCTTTAAACATCCCGCCAATTCCTTTAATAGTTGTCATAAAATTTTTAGAATTTTCTTCTGTTTGTTCTGTTTGTTCTTCAACAGCATCAACTACATCATCAACAGCATTTTCTACTTTATCGTCATTAACAACCATATTTCTGACAAGCTTTTGAATGTTTTTATCTATATTTTCAATAGGAGTTGGAGACATTATTTAACCTCATTAATATTGCTATACATTGTAAATCATTATTTATATTATAACCTACTCACTCACTCTTCCTAAAGCAAAAATCTCAAGGACATACAAAGTCCTTGAGATTCACTGCTCCATATCCTTTAACTATAATATAGTTAAGCGTGACTTTTATTTATTGCTCGTCGCTTTTTGGTATTGCTTAGATTCTTCTTCTATGGTTTTAATAAGTAATGATACACAAGCTTCTCTTTCGAAATCAGCCATGTTCTGTGATTCTGAGAATGATATGTGGGATTTATGTGATAAGTAAAATTGATCTTCTATAATACCTGTTAGCCCTTTACCACTACTGTACAATAGAATTATAAAAAAAAATCCCCCATTGGTATATCTTCTGTATTTTCATATCCACATTGCTCATTTATACAAGCAACACTTACACTCATATCTATACCAAAATCATTATCTTCATACCAATTTTTTATTACTTCATAACCAGATGTTGGTACGTTTTCAATCAAATATATTTTACTCTGTATATCAACGTCCTCTTCTATTCCATCTGGTGAGGCAACCGATTCTATTCCGGCGGCAAATAGTCCTGTTTGGATGCCTGAGTTTATTTGAGTTTCAGTTCTTTTTTCATCAACATCAAGGAATTGAGATATAAGTTTAAAGTCTTTTCTTTTCAGATAGTTTAGAGTCACGCCGATGTCTTCTGTCAACATTACAGAATGATCTATATCCGGTGATGTTGTCGTCACCGGCATGCTATCAAGATCTATGTCATTGATTATTTGAGATCCACATTTCGGGCACTTGAATGTAAATGAATACTTTTCACCTTTTGTCTTTTTTCTTATCTCTATCAACAGAAAGAATCGATCTTGTAGAAACAGTTCATCTATATCAAAATTTTCACTAACAACACATGATGTTATCAATTTATCAATTGCTTCTTCTTGTATGATTATGCTAGTCTCGTTTTCGTAAACAAGAAGTTTTTTGAGCTGACCGGTAGTAAGTGGTTTGAATTTTACAACTTGACCAGATCCCGGCAACGTTGTTTCGAACTCATATATGTTCAAATAATTGACGAACTTCGGGTTTACCTTTACTTTTTCTTCTACTTCTTCCACCATTTATATTCTCCTCTTACATTTTATTTATGCTGCACATCGTAAATCAACATATCTATATCTGCTGATTCTATTGGATTCCAGTGTATACCTCCCAAAAGCGTTCATTAGAACACGTTACCACCAGTTGCCTCGTAGGAAAGTAAATGATAAGCATATGCCCACGTTACATCAAATGAACTTATCTCGGCAGAACTATAATCTAGAGTTATTTGGCTTATTTCTTTGGGCCATGCATGCACAAGCTTAGCCTCTAAGATAACAGTCCCATTATAGCCGAGCATCTGTAAAATCTGGTCAGCTTGGTAATCACTATGCAATCCACTTTCATTAGTTATAGGATCATGTGCTTTGTTTGACCAATCTTCGAATAGCTTTCTTATTTTTGCATTATAGTCAACATTAAATGTTATTGTTATATCACTATATGTATGCTTCGCAGCAATCTTCCAATCCATTCCTTGCCAATTTAATACAGTTTCATCAAGTGTAGTAGATGGAAACTGCGTAGATTTAACAAGATACATGGCTTGGTCTGGTGTCATTTCTGCAACACCAGGCGGAAATTGAGGCTTGTAATAAAACAAATTACTTTTTGCGCCTTCCCCAAAATTTGCCTTAAAACTATTGATTGAAAATGCCATAAAAATTAATCTCCTTGTTCGTTTTATACCAATGATATTCGAAGGTATAAATATTTATTTTTGTTATTAAACTACACACATCATATCATGATATCCACAATCTGGTAATTTATGTACTGCTTTATGACAAGATTTACAGAATGTTACGCACATATCAATATCTGCGCTCATCAGAGGCTCCCATCTAATGCCTTCTATATGGTGACAATGTAATGATTCTTTTGATCCACATTTAATACATTGATAATCATCTCGATCTAACACCATTTGCCTTAATTCTGGTTGAACTTCTCTACCTAGTTCTAACCATGATAATCTTCCAGATTTAACAGCATCTTCTTTCATCAATGTTTCTGGTGATTTGTTGAATATAGAGCATTCATGCTTGCAACTCTCTGAACAATATAATCTACATTCACCATCTTGAATTCCTTTTAATGATCTTATTCTACTTCTAAATTGTCCCAGCATATTTTCATTTTAAAATCTCCTTGTTAGATTTATTATACTGTAGGAGTGAGAAAAAGTAAACAAGGTACCTTTTCAAGGCCCGTCGGCCCTGTCCTCCTATATTCTATTTTTATTGTTTCTATATTCTATTTATATAATTTTTACTTTTTATGGAATACTAAATCCCATTGTTATTAATAATCCTTTTGGTGGTGTCGTACTTACAGAATCTATATCTATTCTTAATAAATCATTTTCAGTAATATCATCATTAGCTGTATTTATTGTATATGATCCTGCTGTGTCTGATCCTGTTTCGTTACTATCAATTGTTATTGGTACTGACAGAACATCAACACTATCAGTTACATTATAAATATATATATCCGTAGTTCCAGTTATTCCTGCAGTGATTACTTTAGCATGACAATAAGAAAGATTTAAACTATCTAGCTTTTGTCCAACATGAAAATAGAATTTACCATCTCCAGTTGTTACATCAGTTGTCCAATCAAATGCTATAAATTGTGTTTCTGTATAACTTTGTGTTACTTTATCTGCTCCATATGCTACAGAATTTCGGTTAGTTCTAAAATCCACACTCGTTCCGGGCGTGTCTGATCTTCTTATTTCAAAGCCATCATTATCATCACCAGCAGAATCATGATTTGGGCCTATACGATATTGGGTTTCAGTTGCTGTTAATGGTACGAAACTAATAGAGCCATCATCTTGAGGTGAGGCATTTATATCGTTAGCATATAATGACACCAATACCCATCTTTTATCTCCGGGGGTTCCACTAGGTGTTATAATATTTGGTGAACTCTCGGTTCCACCATTAGTTGCATCTAATGAGTAAAGATATCCACCTGTAGCAGTCACGACTATACCAACATCACCATCATTTAGATCAGCACCATCAATTGTATCTAGTGCGCCTATTCCTTCGCCTGTCAGTGCAGTGAATGCTCTTACTTTTGTTGCACCTGTTTTCTCAGCCATTGCTTGTAGTTCTGCTCTTGAAATTGAGTCCATATCTATGTCTTTTTTCTGTAAGGCACCACATCCAATCAGCATAAACAATGATGTTATTAGTAACAGAATCTTAAAGTATTTCATAATTTATTCTTCCTTATCAGCATCTTTTATGGGTTCGATATCTCCCTTTAGTTCTAGTTTGTCTTTGATGAATTCGTTCTTAGCTCGTTTGATCTCTTGTGACATAATTTCTTTTGAAGTAACGAAATCATCATTCTCAAAACTGTCGATTGCTTTTTTTATTTCACGGTTGTCTATTGGGCACATAATTTTACTTACTCTCCTTTTTATTTATATTCACAATATTATTTGTGTATCTTAATATCCATCATCATCTGATTTTCTTAAGCCGAGTTCTATATCTTTTTTCATACCTTCAACATTTTTATTTATCTCTTCTTCACTCCATCTCAAATATTTCTTCATCATATAGTATTTCGAAATCTCTTCTCTATCTGCTAGAGAGTTATATAGATTGAATCTTGTATCTGTGAAATTCGCTTCCATTTGTTCCTTATATTTTGAAGGTGGGTTCAATGATATTTTTATTTTCTTTTCATTAAGATCATATTGTTTTTTGAGTCCTTTGAATTCAAGGTGTAGTAGAAATACTTTAGTAAGTTCTTTACTAAATTTAAGTTGTTGTCTTTCAAGGAACTTGGCCCATTTTATTTCATCTCTACTTATATCTCCTGTTTGGCCTTGACCAAACATTATATCGCTATCTTGATTTTGTTGTGATGCGTTCACTCTTGATTGTGGATATTTCAAAGCTCTGTATAATTTTTTCTGGAAGTAATGAACATCGTCTAGCTCTGTGAATCCAATGTTACTACCACCGACAGATTCAATTTGACTACCACGACCATCGGCACTTTGAGGCAGCCAGTAATTCTCTAAAATGGAATTTTGTATAAATACCAACGATTTCCCTTGTTGACTTACTGCAAAATTATGATTTCCTTCTACTGTTATACATCCAGTATCATCTCTTTCATTTAGATATTCTATTTTAGTTATCCTAATAAGAGATTGTTTTTTATATAAAGGCATTAATGATTCATCAACTTTTAATTCATCTGCTCTACATTTTGATCCATCTCTCAGTATAAATTTATGATCATAAGTAGTATCTATATATTCGTTTTCCATCCATACTCTTATGAGTTTTTCGTTTGGTCTTGTTATTGCGGCATTGGTTATTTTACCTGGTTCTACATTATGTGTTTTTTCGTTTATAGAATATACCCAGTTTTCTTTCCCCATATTATACTCATCAATAACTTCTTTAAGAGTTAAATATCTTCCATCTAGTAAAGGTATTTCTGTATTTTTTCTTATACAAAATACATTAGGATCATTGGTTATCTGCCCTGTAGCTGGATCATATGATTGCTTCTTGGTTACTTTTTGTTTGATCTTTTCAACATACTTCAATGCTTTATCACGGGGCATGTTACCTGTATCAACCCTAAATACTAATCTCTCAGGTGCTCTTATTATTCTATAAATGATAACCGATGTTTCAAGGAGTTTTAGTTGATTATATGGTACTCTTGATTTCTCCAAGTACCCGAATATCTCATACTTTGTTTTCCCATAAATACCATGATTTATAAACCCTATTTGCCGTGGTTCAAAATATATTAGATCTTTGCCATCCCTTTGTTTAGCTTCTTCTATTGTGGATGGTTTTTTTGTTTTGGGTTGAAGGTATTGAAAGTATGCTATATTCTTACCAGATAAAGGGTCATAAACATAATCCATTGTCTCTGTGGGTAACTTTTTCAGACCTATTATTCCATTCTTTGGATGTCTTGTATCTATGATCTTTTCAAAAAATACGCGCCCATCAATATAATATGTTTTTATCATATCCCATAACAGATCATATAAGTCAACTCTGTTTTCAAACAACTCTTTGAATTCGTCAGATATGTTCTTTACTATGTTTTCATTCTTTTCAAGATTGGGATCTAATATGTTTAGATGCACAATGTCACCAACCTCATCTTCTTGAGTTGACTCATTTACCGCATCTTCAATTACATCACCAACTTCTGGCAATATGGCCATACCTCTATACTCTTCAATTCTTTGTTGTTCATTCTCGAACACTCTGTTTATATAAGAGTCATAGAACATATTAAATGATTGAAGACCAATCTGGCCAACACCTGGGATATCTTGTACTGATTCCCAACCCTCACCTCTAGTGGATATAATATCTTTTATTGTAGGTGTTGGTTTTTCTTTGAAGGCTTTGATCTCTTCATCTATTTGTTCTGGTTTGTTATCCCAAAATTTCCAGTTCATTGCCATTAATCTACCTCTCCCTTTACCTCACATTTTATTTATACAACCACTTCATCTATTATTTATATCAAAACATGTTATAATTCAACTGCTTTTAAAAATTCTTCTTCCATATCACATCTAACCATTAATGACAAACCATCTGTCCATACTTCAAATCTACCAGATACAGAATTCATGTTTTTTGGATTCACCAATCTAAAGTTATTTTTATCTGGGTCAAGTTTCTGTTCTATCAACTTATATAGATTACCAGAGTATCCATTCATGACCCTTTCAAGTATGTCTGCCATATAACTATCATTATTAGTATAACTATTAAAATAATCTAGCAATACATCCATGCTGTATTTATTGCTTTTATGCCATTCATCAAATGCTTTAAATGATCTCATTAGTATTTTTATATCTTTATCATACTTTGTACTAGACCATTTTCTAGTATCTTTTGTTTTCTTAATATTCATACCTATATTGGCTAATGTATTTATTACATCATTCACACGATTCATATCAGTTCTTCCAAATGATTTTTGGAAGGCATCCCATAAATCATATGTAGAAGACACACCAATTCTACTACCATTCTCTGGAAATACTCTGTGTGGATGCATTTCACCACAACCTTCATTGATACTACATATTAATGATCTACTACGATCTGGATATTTCTTCCATTTGGGTGAATTATCCATTATCAAAGTATAGTAGTCACTTGTATTTCTACTTACTCGCTTTTCACCAGTTTTTGGATCAACTAGATAGAAAAATATTTTCAAAGCTGTGGTATCTCTTGTTATAAACACACTACTATTGATAGCATCACTAAACTTTGGAGCCATTTTGATTGCGTCATCAAAAGAGATTTCTTTGCCTCTACCTTCTTTCTTATATTCTGTTATATAATACTTTAGTCTCATAGTGTATCAACGATTACTTGTGTTACATGATAATATATTTTTGCGCTCTTTGTTATCTTCCATATGACTTTGTATATACCTACGGTTGCTGTAACCGTTGTATCAATATCAGCAAAAATCACATTACTATTTTTTGCAGCAAGCGTCTCAGCAACAACTGTAGCACTATCACTATCCAATACACTATAGTATACCGAATCTGGCGCAAATGCATTACCATCCTGGTCAATGATCGTTATTTCTAGAACACGGACTTCATATATAGAAAGTGTTTGGTAGGTATATACTGCCATTTATTTTCTCCTTTTCTTAGATCGATTTTTCATGATTCTTCTGAATTTGTTAAGAAGACTTGATTTAATTTTTTTCGAAAAATCTTTGTGCCAAGTACTTATTACTACCTTATCAATTTTATCATATGGTATTTCTTTTAATTTTGTTATTCTGTAATTTGGTTTATATAAGTATCTTCTTACAGCATGTTGTATTTGTGGGTATTTGGCTTTGACCTTTTCCCATGTAAACTTAGGATTGTTAGTCTTCTCCATATAGGCTTTCCAGTCATTAACAAATTGTTTTCTTACTGTACGCGAGACATAAGTAAAATTAATTGCTTGCATAAAATTCCATTGATGTCCGGTTCTTGGATGTATACCTTGAAACCAATACATGAAGATGATAGTTGGTTCTGGATCTGAGATCCAGGCGTTGTACCTAAATGAGTAAAAATGACCACTCTGTAATGTCACACCTTTGAACTTCTTTTTAAATATTCTAACAACTGCCATTATTTATCCAAAAAAATATTTTGTTATATCTTCCTCATAGTCTTTATGTACTAAATAATACTTCCCAACCTTGAACATTACTTCATTATATATTGCTTTGTGTAAATCTTTATCTGTATACTTTGATACTATTTCTTTTAATCTTTCTTCTGCTTCTTTCTCTTCTTTTTCTACATACTCTTCATATGTATATTTCTCTCTTATATCACTCCATGAATCATACATATAATCTAATTGATCTAAGTCTTTATAAAATAATGTACTTGTGTATAAATCTCTTATACTTGGGCTGTGAACATATTTATAATTCTTACCTACTGGGAAAAATAAATTTGGATGCCCATATAGATCTGTGGAAGATCGTAGTCTGGTTACAAATACTCCTTCACTTCTGGGTTTCCATTTAAATTTCTTGAAGAAATAGAGATCTAAGATTTTGTGAAGTTCTTCTTTTGTGTTTTTCGGTTTTCTATCTGACCGTGGTGTTATGGCATTTGATATAGTTTTGTAAAGTTTATTAGACCCTCTACAGAACCAAATAGAAGTCCCTCTTGCTGGTTTGTTTGCTTCTATTTCTTTTATGAAGGGCATGCATTTATCTTCAAGAACTTGGAGAATATTTGATACATCATCCACATCCGATTCTTTTATGTAGTTCTGGAATTTCATTCCAGAATTTTTCCCTTTATTTTATCATAAATCAATTTGATCCATAATGGTTGTGGTAAAAGATTCCAACCAACTATAAGTCCTACTACTATCCCTACTATAAAGTATGTCATTATTTTAACCTCGTTTCTATTTCAAATTTATTGTTCCATAGTTCTATTGCCTTTGGCTTTAACACAGGTAACTTAGGCAAATTGAATTTTATATCATTCAGTACATCACCTGTTAGTTTACCTTGCTCTACAGTAAGCAATGATACATGGGGTTTTACTGCAGCAAATTTTGTGATTTCAAATTTATCATCTAATTCATTAAAGTATTTCAGAAACTTGAAGTTTGGTTTATACTCAAGAACAATAAAATCCTTTTTAACTTTTTGTCCATAGAATACAGTTAGATCTTTAGGATTGAATTTCATATTCAGATCGAATTTATTTAATTGTCTTATAAGTTCATCTTTGGGATAAGTTTCTGGAATCTGTGCTATAGTAAAATGGGGTCTTCTTTCTTGTTCATATTTGATCTTATTCTTTACTAGCCAACTTTTTACATAGCTTGATATTTTTTTTAGATCAGATGGATCGACACTAAATCCAACCATTGTTCCCTTTAGCCATTTCGCTTCTGTCATATATTCTTGAAATCTCATTTCTGTTATCCTTTTATTTAAATAGTTTCACTAGTAATATCATCTATTGCTTCGGATATTTTATCTATAGCTTCATCTATCTTCCGTGACGCATCCAAAAATCCAATAGCGTCATATTTTCTTTCAAGTTGTTCTGCCATTCTTGATGCTTTCATTAAATCCCTGTCAGCATTTTTCAGCAATTTTTTTATAGGCATCATATCACTCTTTAATTTGTCTTCATTCAAATATTTATCAATGTCTTCTGTTGTTTTCATTGCTGTATAGCCTTTTATTTAAATAATTCTGTTTCTGTTATTATTTTAAACATCATTCCCATTTTTTTAGTATAAATTCGTGCGGCGTCAAACTTGGCCTGATTGGTTATATATGTCGCCTCTTGATATAGTTTGGTTTTCTTCGATTGCTTGTTTGTTTTCTTTGGTGGCTTTGTTTCTTTATTTGGTTTTATCTCTATTATGTATTCTATGTAGTTGTTATTATTGTTCTTTATCTTTGCATAGAAGTCAGGGATATATCTACGATTTCTACCCATCATAGGATCATAGTAGGGTATGTAATATCTTTCACTAGACCACTTTACTACACTTTCATTATAATCGAGCCATTGAGCAAACTTTAGTTCCCATGATGATCTCAACGAAAGTGGATATTGTCCTATGTATTTTTGTATAAATTTTGGAGTATATGGATATCTTTTTCTAACCATGATATAAATTTGATAACTTTTCCTTTGTTATACTACAATTACAGTTTTTGCTATTATTTTCAAAAGAAGTTAACATTTCTAAGTTATGGATAGAAGACATTATTTCTGGTTTAATGTTATTTTTAAATCCTTCAACTATTGAAAATTTATGATCTATCTGGTAACAATTTACAAGTCCTCTTTTATAATTATATGGATTTATTTTGTTTTTATATTTTTTATATGTTTTTTCTGTTAAGTATTTAACTCTTTCTCTATATGAAATCCAATCAGACATTATATCTTTATTAAATCTATCACCTAATATGGTTTTTCTCATTTTTGTGCATTTTTTTTCTATATCTTCTACTGATGCATTCTTGTACCATTTTTTTAAGGGTTTCATCATCTTTTCTAGTTTTTTCTTCTTCTCTTCATCATTAAGATTATTATATGTATCATATTTTTCTATTCTTTCTTCTTTAGTTAATTTTGATATTCTTTTCTTTAATGTGTTTGATGATTTTTTGATTATGATATTCTTTTCACCACTTAGTTCTCTTTTTTTCCATATCTCTTTTTGGTTTATAGAAACATTTTTTGAGAATTCTTTAAACTTTTCTTTATTATTTTTTAGGTTTTTTCTGTATAACTTTGCTGAACATGATCCACAACATACTTTTCTATAACCTTTATTTATATTAATGAACTTTGTGTTGTTTCTACATATTTTACATACATTGGTTTTATTTTTCAATAGAAATTTATTGTAATATTCTTGTGTTGTCCATTTGTGTGATTGAACGATATGTTGCGAAAGAGCTACATATGATTTATATTCTTTTTTACATATTTCACATATCATATTGTTATCCTTTGTGTTTATTTGAAATAGTCGTTAAGACCCCTCAGCTCGCTAACAAGATATTTTATATCATCAACATAATTCAAATCCAATTGAGATGCTTGAAAAAATGCATTTTGATGATTCCTTAGCTTTGTTTTAAATGATTGAAGAAGACCTGTTGCTTCTTTTTGAGCTTTTTTATACTCATCAAAGGCTCTCTTTTTATTTGGATCAGGTGATATTGTTTTCTCATTCAAATATTTATAGATCTTGTTTTCAGTTTTCATATTATGCCTTCACTATTTCTTTATTATGGTATTCATATGTTTCTTTATCACCAGGAAATTTAACATTATAAACTATTAATGATGTGCCCATTCTTTCTTTTACCTTTGTAACCTTTCCTACTTCCTTTTTTCCAAATGGGCCGCCTTTTTTCTCTTTAACACTATCCCCAACTTTAAGAGGTTCTTTCTTTTCATTCAAATATTTATCTATGTCTTTTATTATACTCATATTACTTACTCCCTTATAAAAATTTTCTTATTATGCCTTCACTATTTCTTTATTATGGTATTCATATGTTTCTTTATCACCAGGAAATTTAACATTGTAAACTATTAAAGCCGTACCCATTCTTTCTTTTACCTTTGTAACTTTACCTACTTCCTTTTTTCCAAATGGGCCGCCTTTTTTCTCTTTAACACTATCCCCAACTTTAAGAGGTTCTTTCTTTTCATTCAAATACTTATCTATGTTTTCTAATACACTCATATTACTTACCCCCTTATAAAAATTTTCTTATTCTTTTGCCCGTGGATGTTTTACCTTGTTTAGCTTTTTTTGCAGACTTACGTTTATATTGTTTGAACTTTGTTGTTCTACGATACTTCTTGGCCTTGAGTTTCATCTTGGAGCGGTTCTTTCTGTACTCCATTTTTCGTTTTCTTTTATCAGCAACTTTGATCTTGACCTTCTTCTTTGCAAAGTCTTCTTCAATATCATCTTCCTCATCGGCTATCTCATCTATTATATCAATATATGTACTGGCCATGTTTTCAGGTATCTGATCTGAATCAAGATCTGTTATGAAGTCAAACATCTTATTCATTATAGTATCATCAATGTTTTCTTCATGATCGGTGTGTAAGTATTTATTTATTTTATCTGTTGTGTCCATTAGTTTGTATGGCTCCTTGTATTGTATCGAGTATCTTTACGTCCGGTAATCGTCCTTCCGCTTGGCTTCATTATCTTCTTTTTGGTTTTCATGGTCTTATCGAACTTCTCTTTTTTGGTCTTGACCTTCTCTTTATTAAGTCGATAATATTTTTTTGAATATCTGTTATGCGCCATCGTGCTCTTCTTGGATTTAAGAATGGATTCACTTGCCTCGTCTTCATCTTGGGCTTGCATATCTTGAATAATGTTCATAACAGTTTGAAGCTGTTCTGTATCAAGTATCTCTGGATCAAGATTGATTATGAATGCAAACATTTGTGAAAATATCTGCTCATCAATGTTCCATATTATAGGAGTAAGGAAGTCTTCAATATTTTCAGTTAGCGTTTTCATCCTTCTCCTCTGGGTTTGGTGCTTCTTCTGCTTCTTCTTCTGTTTGTCTATCAATACCTCTAGCCATAAATTCTGGCTTTCTGGCTGGGATCATTTGAGCACCTCTATCAAGTGCCGCAACAACTGATCGTAGTGCCAGAATGAATTCCCCATGCTCTTTCGAAAGATCCACAAGTAATTGTTCGCAACGCCTTTGGAATACAGGATTGTCTTCAACTGCATCAATCTGTTTCTCAATCTGCTCTAGAAACTTTTCTATCTTATCATCTAGTTTATGCAGTTTTGGTTTTAGTTTGATTTTTTTTTCTATCAAATATTCTTTTAATTTACTACTCATGTTATTATCCCGCCTTCTTGAAGTTTCTTTATTTTATCTATAATATCTTGTTCTTGTTCTGTAAGTAGTTGATCTTGTTCATCTTTATTCATTGTGGCAAACTTATCCATAATTTCATCAAGCGTTGGTTTAAAATAATACTCTGATGTTCTCTTGGATGGTGTCTTTGTTATTGTATCAAGCTTGTCAAGTATATCAGTCATTCTCGTTTATGCAATTTGATAATCTCATTTAAACTCCTATCAGTTTAGATCTTTTCTTTGGTCGCTCATCATAGTATTCATCTGGATTATCTTTCTTCCACTTATAGAATTGTTTGACAAACTTACCACTTACCAACAATGCCCATATTGCCGCATATACAACCATAGCTTTTACACTAGCATCAGAACCCTTTATCAGCTTATCAATCTCAAGCCAGATCTGCAATGCGGGATAGAATGACAATGAAGGAAATGCTTCAGCCTTGACCATATCCCAGAAATGTGACAAGTCTTCATTTATCTTTGCCTCTGTGATTGGTTTACCTTTGAGTATTTGTTCTAGTGAGCCATAGTTCTTACCAGCGTGTTTGTTGAAAATCGTGAGCATGTCACCTTCAAAACCATCTCGCTTGGCAATATTTATAAGCTTACGGAATGAATTTTGAAACGTCATTATAACTTTTTTCGCTGGTTTATTAAATAATTTTTTCAGATTATTTATTATTATGTTTTCTATTAGTACATCTTCGCTGATGAAATTTTCAAGCCTCATTTTTTTAAATACTCCTGTAAGTATATTTTCTATTTCTATTTATAGTTTTTGTTCTTATTTTATGGATTTTTATAGTATATTTATCTATAAATAAAGATAATAGATATGATTGGAGTTTAATATAGATGGTATCAAAATGAAAAAGAAAACAATTAGAAGAAAGGCGAAGGTATAATGGCTGCTATAACCCCTAAAAATGGTCGCGCTGCTTTCGTTTTAGCCTGGGACCCACATACTTACTGGGAGTTGAACTCCACTAACCTTGGTACGAATTACGGTGATGATCCTGCTGGTGGTGATAATCCTGCTGTAGCCTCTGGTGATATATCTACTTCAGATTCTTATGAAGGAATGAATAACCAGAATGACCCGACTGCGGGTTATAGAATGGACATAAAACTCATCAATGATGCTTGTGCATTGGTGTATATTCCTGCTGGACTTGCTCACGGCACGAATTACGGTCTATTTCATAATGGTGGTGGTACTAACGCACAAAGTGGTTTTCTCCGCGCGACAACTACTGGTGTTGAAATTGCTTGCTGTCACAATAATGGTAACGCCACTTCCCAAGATTCAGTAATTAAAGAAATACCTGATGCTGATTTGCCAGGTTGGTTTGCTGTTGGATTTCAATTTAATTCTACTGGTGGCTCCGAAGGTGATATGGGGCTGTGGATAAATGGTGTCTTAGAAGCAAGTGGTACACGCGTATATACACTTGACTATGGTTCAGGCAACCCTGACTTTGGTAATTCTGGTGGAGCAGAACCCGATGCTATATCTGTTCTAGACCCATCAAGCTATAGTGGAGGTGATTGGGGGGGTAATGTTGCAATTACTAGTAGTGGTATCCTCATTGCCAATTTTACTTGTGATAATCCAAGCGATGGCGCATCTGATACATCATCAGGTAATGGAGATACATTCTATACTGATTATTATGATGAACATATCGAAGCTACTGGTTCATCAAGTAGTAGTGAATCAAGTTCTGAATCATCATCAAGTAGTGAATCTTCAAGCTCAAGTTCTCAAGTAGATTGGAGTTCTAGTTCAAGTGAATCAAGTTCATCAAGTAGCGAGTCCTCATCGAGTTCATCGAGTGAGAGTTCAAGTTCATCGAGTAGTTCTACTTCTAGCTCATCGAGTTCGGTAGCATTTGTTGAAAGGGATGTATCAATTCAAAGAGGTACAAGTGGTGTTGCTAATACAGGAACAACTTTAACACCTGGTACTACTTTTAATTCTTTAGAATCTGCTTTTGTTCTCAATAAAAATAATAGATTTGGAAGTGCTGGTATAGCAGCAACAAATGATTCAACAAGTTATTATGTTGATGATTTATCAATGAGAATTGAGTTGACTGGTGTTGATGAAATTACTGTTACAAGAATAGCAACTGGTAATAGTAGTGACTTTAGATGTGATTGGGAATCATGGGAATATCTAGGTGATGTCGGTGGCCCAAATGAATTTAAAGTCAGGTCAAGAAATACTGTTACAATAACAGCAGGTAATTTAACAAATACTGGTACATTAGACACTACACCAACAGATATTAATAATTGTATTCCGTTCATTACAGGTATTAGTAATACACAAACAGGAACAGATACTAATGGACTTACATCTATATCTTGGATTTCTGGAACAGATACTCTTAATGTTGAAAGAGGTGGTTCATTAGGAACAACTATAGTTCAAATAGCTACAGTTGAATTTATTGGTTCTAACTGGACTATAGGACATGCTTATCAAGATACATCGACTAGTGATAGTGGAACGACTACTTTATATTCTGAAGCTGATGGAGCAACAACCGCATTAACATTAGATAATTTATCAACATCTTTTATTGCCCAACATCAATCAAGAGGCGATACTAATGATACAGATGAGGCTATAGCAGATAATTATCCAGCATCATACTTATCAGATACAACTACTGTTACATGGTTATATCAGAGTGATCATCTTGTAACTAATGGTGGTAAACAATTTTTCCATGTATTAGAAAATAGTAATTGTGGTGTAACAAGATATACTGATACAGGACAGTTAATGGGTGATAATGATGTTGATATTACATCTGCGGGTCTTTCTGGTCATCTAAATGCTGCTATATTTGCAACAAGGTATTCATCTGGAACTGGAACAGCCTTTGCTAGAGGTTGGTGTAACTATAGAATTTCATTATTAGCCAATGCGGCTTTATGGTGTTCAAGAAGTGGTAACACTATTCAAAGTAGAATTGAAATTGTTAATTTTGATGAAATTGGTAGTTCATCAAGTTCAAGTTCTGAATCCTCAAGTTCCTCTCAATCAAGCTCATCAAGTTCACAATCTAGTAATTCATCAAGTTCACAATCTAGTAATTCATCAAGTTCACAAAGTTCTAGCTCAAGTGATGGTGGCTCAAGTTCAAGTAGTGAGAGTTCATCGAGCAGTGAGTCTAGTTCAAGTTCACAATCTAGTAGTTCATCAAGTGAGAGTTCATCGAGCAGTGAGTCTAGTTCAAGTTCACAATCTAGTAGTTCAAGTAGTG